TCAGACGATCACGCCCTGGCTGCGCAGGTAGTCGTCGTAGCTGCCGCTGAAGTCGGTCACGCCGTTCTCGCCCAGCTCGATGATGCGGGTAGCCAGCGAGGAAACGAATTCGCGGTCGTGGCTGACGAAGATCAGCGTGCCCGGATAGTTGTCCAGCGCCAGGTTCAGCGCCTCGATGGACTCCATGTCCAGGTGGTTGGTCGGCTCGTCCATCACCAGCACGTTGGGACGCTTGAGGATCAGCCGGCCGAACAGCATGCGGCCCTGCTCGCCGCCGGAGATCACTTTTACCGACTTCTTGATCTCGTCGTTGGAGAACAGCATGCGGCCGAGGGTGCCGCGCACCAGTTGTTCGCCGCCCTGGGTCCACTGGGCCATCCAGTCGAACAGGCTCATGTCGTCGGCGAAGTCGTCGGCATGGTCCTGGGCGAAATAGCCGACGTCGGCGCTGTCGGTCCATTTCACCTCGCCGCCGTCCACCGGCAGGTCGCCGACCAGGCAGCGCAACAGGGTGGTCTTGCCGATGCCGTTGGGGCCGATGATGGCGACGCGCTCGCCGGCCTCGACCTGCAGGCTCAGGCCTTTGAACAGCGGCTTGCCGTCATAGCCCTTGCTGATGTTTTCCACGGTCACCGCCTGGCGGTGCAGCTTCTTGTATTGCTCGAAGCGGATGAACGGGCTGACCCGGCTGGACGGCTTGACCTCTTCCAGCTGGATCTTGTCGATCTGCCGGGCGCGGCTGGTGGCCTGCTTGGCCTTGGAGGCGTTGGCCGAGAAGCGGCTGACGAAGGATTGCAGCTCGGCGATCTGCGCCTTCTTCTTGGCGTTGTCCGACAGCAGGCGCTCGCGGGCCTGTTCGGCGGCGGTCATGTACTCGTCGTAGTTGCCCGGGAACAGGCGCAGCTCGCCGTAGTCCAGGTCGGCCATGTGGGTGCAGACGCTGTTCAGGAAGTGCCGATCGTGGGAAATGATGATCATGGTGCTGTTGCGCGCGGTGAGCACGCCTTCCAGCCAGCGGATGGTGTTGATGTCCAGGTGGTTGGTCGGTTCGTCGAGCAGCAGCACGTCCGGGTCCGAGAACAGCGCCTGGGCCAGCAGCACGCGCAGCTTCCAGCCGGGGGCGACGGCGCTCATCGGGCCGAAGTGCTGCTCCAGCGGGATGCCCAGGCCGAGCAGCAGCTCGCCGGCGCGGGACTCGGCGGTGTAGCCGTCGAACTCGGCGAACTGGACTTCCAGCTCGGCCACCGCCATGCCATCTGCCTCGCTCATTTCCGGCAGGGAGTAGATGCGGTCGCGCTCGGCCTTCACCGCCCAGAGTTCCTCGTGGCCCATGATCACCGTATCGATGACGCTGAAGTCCTCGTAGGCGAACTGGTCCTGGCGCAGCTTGCCCAGGCGCACGTTGGGTTCCAGCATGACCTGGCCGGCGCTCGGCTCCAGGTCGTTGCCGAGGATCTTCATGAAGGTCGACTTGCCGCAACCGTTGGCGCCGATCAGGCCGTAGCGGTTGCCGTTGCCGAACTTGACGGAAACGTTCTCGAACAGCGGCTTGGCGCCGAACTGCATGGTGATGTTAGCTGTAGATATCAAGGCATTGTCCTGCGGGGCTTTGCGGGATGGTTACGCGCCTTCCTCTGCTTCCTGTACCAATTCCGTACCAGTTTTAACCCTGGTCTGTAGCTTCTCCAGCTCGCTCCAGTCAGAGGCGGAGTTCAGCCACTTGGCATAGGTCGATAGCAGCATCTGCACGCTGTGGCCTAGCTGCCCAGCGATAAACGCAGGGTTCATGCCAGCCATCAGGCACATGGTCGCGTATGTGTGGCGGGTGTCGTACTGCCGGCGCCTTCGGATGGATAGAGCATCAAGCGCGGCGTGGAAGTGCTTTATGGTAACACTTGGCTCCTTGATCCACAGCCCGCCTTTGCTGGGCGGGAATACGAATGGGCTGACCGCGAACTCCGAGACGGATGCGACGCGCTTCAGGCGCGCAATCCGCTTGGCCTCTGCCAGGGCATTCAATGCCCGATCATTGAGCAGCACGTCGCGCTCATGCTTGGTCTTTACTCGCTCCTCGATCCCGCGATCTATGACGATCCGGCACACATGGATACGTCGGGCCTCTTCGTCTACCTCATCCCATCGAAGGGCGAATGCCTCTCCTGGCCGCAGCCCAGTGAAGAACAGGAATTCGTACAGTGCGGCGTAGATCCTTGAGTACTTCCCAAGGGTCGCGTACAGGTGCTGGATGATGCGTTCTGCCTCGTCCCGGGTGAATGGATCTACCAGCTTCTTAGACACCCGGGGCTTCTCAAGGGGCGCCATCGGGTTCTTCTTGATCAGACCGTCCTTCACAGCGGAATCTAGGATCGTCGACAGCTTGAACATCGCGTTTCGCTTCACGCCTGGCGACGTCCACTCGATGCTGCTGATGATTCGGCGCAAGAGAGTAGGGGTGATCTGATCAAGCCGGGCTACTGCTAGATGCGGCATCCAGTACTGATTGAGGATGCTCTTGTAGTTCTTCCGTGTCCCAAGCACAATCTCTCGGCTGTCTAGCCAGAGTTGAGCATGCTCACCGAACAGAGGGATTTGGCTGCTGACCGATTCCGCAATCGCAGACCCGGGGAAGAATTCTGCATACTTGGCTTCATCCATGATGCCCATCTTGATTGCCTGGACTACCTGATCTCTAAGACCGGATGCAGTCTTAATCCCTTTTTGCGTCGCGGGATAGGGGAGTGTTTCGCACTTCCTTGTTCCGTTCCACATGAAGCGGATACGGATAGAGTTGCCGATGACTTCCACCCCGGTGGGCATACCCAAAGGCTTTCGAGCCATTCGTCGTATCTCCGTCGACTGTAGATTATTTTTCCGTTGACCTTGTTCCAGACGCCTTCTGGAATCTGTCCCTTTGACCGTCTGGTTTGTAGGGCGCGGTAGGTTATCCCAAGCAGCGCCGCCATGACCTGTTCGGGCACCTTGTCTTCGTACTCGATTTGCTCTGCGGTACTCATAGGCAATACCTCTCCGCCCCAGCTATTGCCGGGGATGGCATGATGGTAGGATTTAGACGCCCAGCCGGGTTAGCTCAGGGAGAGCTAGTGGCGCCCGGCTGGGTTACTTGATTTCGCCGTTGAACGGGATAAGGAGTTCCCGGAATTCGCGCATCTCAGGGACGGTTACGCCGTATCCGAGCAGTTCCCCGTTCTTCCTGATGAACATGTGAGCGGCGATTCGTAGTCTCAGCTTTTCCAGAGCATGAAGCCTTCCGATATTGTCGAGGCTCATGCCTTGTCTGACTGATGGCGCCGGCTCGAATAAATCCACCACCAGTTGGCATCCATCCCAAGCAGCCTGGGTGTGGCTGTCCGAATATCGGATGTCGCCCTGACTGTCCACGTAGGCGGACAGGTCGAATATGCCGGCCATTCGTTTCTCGAATACCTCCCGCATTTCGCTCACTCCCCACCTCCTTCCTTCCTGGCCTCTAGCATGGCGTCTGCAACCTGATAGGCCTGCTTTGCAACCGTGTCGCAGGTGCTGTTTGTTGCAGGATGACTGACTCCATAGGTCGAAATCCAAGCCTGTACCGCCTTGGCTGCGAAGTAGTCGCGCAGGGTCATGCCGTCGAAAGGCGAATGCCCTTGGTATGGCTCCCCTGGATTAAGTGGCACGGGAAACGCTGGTCCACCGTTCATTGCTTGGCTCCTTCTATGGCTGCGTCGATTGCGGTCGTCACCCCGTGCATGGTGTCGTTGTGGTCATGCCAACTTACTGCTTCGGTATCTCCCTCCGGATCAGGCCCTACGTACCATGCTGATGCAATCAGCCACCGATACCGCGCAGCATCCTTCGCCATGCGCCGAATCTGCTCTGGAATGCTGACATTGCCGCCGTCTGGAGGGTCCATGTAGTAGGTGCCGGGGAGGGCGATTGCGCATTGACTAAGCTCTGCCTCCAGCCGCTCAACCTCGGCAATCAGCCAGAGAACAACATCCGGAGAGGTCGCCACCATGAACTCCTGATCAACGTGGAACTCCGGGAAAGCATCTACGGATGAGGCCTTGTACCAGTCGCCTTTGTCGCGCGCCCGCTCCGCCAGCTCCTTCAGCCTGTTGATGTCGGTCATTTGGTGGCTCCTTTGTCCATTGCCTTGATGATCTTCGGCCACAGGGTGTTGTCGTTACTGCGCCAGGTTGGATCATCCACTACGGCCTGTAACGCTCCCCGCAGCGCATCGTTTTCTGCCTTGAGCTTGTCGCACTTCTCGTCCAGCGCCTTGATCGTTTCGTCCCGGCAGGAGATCCCGTCATGAGGGATGCGTTCGTCTATCTCCAGCCTGGAGCGCAGTTGCTCCACCTCGTCAATCAGACCGAGAATTTCTTGTGGTTTTGCTGATGCTAATAGCGCTGCGTAACTATCAAATGTGCAATCAAGAGCCCGCTCTGCCAACACCTTCAGCCTGTTGAAGTCGGTCATTTGGTGGCTCCTTTGTCCATTGCCTTGATGATCTTCGGCCACAGGGTGTTGTCGTTACTGCGCCAGGTTGGATCATCCACTACGGCCTGTAGCGCCCCTCGCAGCGCATCGTTCTCCGCCTTGAGCCTGTCCCGCTCTGCTTCCAGCTTTCGAGCCAGAGGGGCGAGTTCTTGGTGTACCGCTTCGAAATACCGGCTCATGGCCGCCTTGTGCTCACCAGGGAATCGCTTGATGTATCGCTCCAGAAGCTGCTCGACTTCGCTGTCGTCAAGCCTCCGCAGCTCTGCGTGGTCGGTCATGGCTTCCTCGCTCCCTTCAGCATTTCCTCGACCTTCTCAGCAGTTCGCCTGACCGCGCTAATCAACTGCGGATCAGCCTCTTTGCCCTTGAGCATGTCGTAGACGTCCGGGCTCACTATCATCGTTCCTGGCGCCAAGTCATCCATGCGAAAAACGGTGATTCCTCTGAAGTCGATCATTCACTTCACCTCGATTCCGGCTTGCTGGAGGGATTCTTTCACGCGATCCCGGAAGACCGTCTGAACCTCCTGATGAAAAGCGTAAGGCTCCGGCAACTCCACCCTCAGAGCCGCGCGGCTGGCTTGCCAGGCTTTCCACATCGACGTGTAGCGCGCAGAGACTCCGGCAAGAGCCACGTATACGTGGACGTTATCGGTCTGCACCGGAAAGTAATCGGTGTCACGCCACTCGATCCCCTCAGGAATCGGGAAGCGGTCTTCAAACTCTTCTCTCATTGCTTGCTCCATCTGCTCAACTCCTGTCCTTTCAGCTCTGTCTGCTCGTAGAGGTTCTGGAAGTCCCCGACTATCCGGAAGATGCCGAAGACGATCAGCGCGATGACAAGCAGCGCGACCAGGGTTTCGTTTTCGTTGTCCACGGTTGGTCCTCCGGGGGCGGATTCGTTGGTTTGGGGTGGCCTGTAAGGTGGTGCCAAGTAGCTTGGTTTAAGCGCTGAAACCCAGTAACCATGCTGGTTTCAGGCTGGTGCTAAGGCGGCCTGTAAGCGATGCCGGGATTCCGGCATCGGTGCGTACAGTGGTTGGCGATGGGCGGCTATGCCTGTCGATGTCCGAACTTCTCGAAGTAGAAGACGACCGGCTCACCTGTCTCTTGGATCAGGCCGTATGCCTTGGCCAGGCGGTAGATAGGGTGATAGGCGTTCAGACTGTTGACGTGCCCAGCCAGCCATTCACGCCACACCTCGAGCGACATGCTTCCTTTGCTGATGTTGCACGGCGGACAAGACGGCATCATGTTTTCCATGCGATGGTTCTCGGGATGCAGCGCGTCTCTTCCGGTGACGTAGCTGCTCACTCCACGCTGAACGGCTTCGTAGTGGTCGGCATGCCATCGCTCTGGAAGGTCGACGCCACAATATGCGCACCTCCCTCCAAACTTCTCCCGAAGCTCAGCGCGCTGCTTCTTCGTCAGCTTCATTGCCTCCCTCCCTCCTGCTCGCTCAGCAGGGCGCGAAGTTCCAAGAACAGGCGAGCGTCATCGTTAACCGGATGCGCCTCTGGAGGGTATGTCGGATCGAACTCCGCTCGAAGATCGAGTTGAGATCTGATTCGCTTCAGCAACTCCAGCGGAACCACCACATGGCCTTCTTCTGAGCCGTTTCGGCGCTCTACATACTCCGTCAGAGCCTCGGCTAGCATGGCGCCAAACTCATCCTGAAGCTCTTCAGGATTCTCCATGTAGACGATACGGCCCCAACCCCGAACACGGAGAACCTGGTCCCCATCGACGTGATTGTCAGCCACCATGTTTTGCTTTGCGTCCCAGATGTAACCGCCGAAACTGTCGTAGTAGAACGGTGGCGTATAGAGCGCCAAGGCTCGCTTGCGAAGTTCTTCAGCCATTGCCGTTCTCCTTGTCCTTGTTGAGCAGGGCGCGAAGCTCTGCCGTTATCCGGTAGCATTCAGTCGGGAACGAGGTAGACCAGGCGCATGCGCAGTACTCTTCCGGCCCCCGGCATGGCTCGTTCATCACCTGTTTGGCTATGAGCCCATGGCGCTCGGCGCTTTCCTGCAGGTCCGCACCATCGAATTTTCCGCCCTCCAGGGCTCCGCTGATGATCTCCTGTGCGAATGCGCCCATACCCCGCAACAGCCCCTCGCTGACCGTCTTGCCGTTGAGGCGCGCCAGTTCGTCGAGGCAGTCGTTCCAGCCTTCTGGATATTCGGTATCCATCCGCCGTGCGTCGCGCTCCGGCACAACCACCACCCTTGCGTGCAGGGCTGCCAGTTCTTCCATCGCCTTGATGGCGACGCGCTGCTGGCTGTCTCGCTCATCCCTGAGCGCCTGGGCCTCGGCGGCGAGCAGTTCGGCCAGCGATATCTCTGGAGCCTTGCACTGGCCTGCGTCAGCAACAGCCATCGCCAGCGCGCGGTCGTCGACGAACTCTGAATTGCGGAATCGAGCTACCGTCTTCTGCATCTCGTCCACCTGTTCCTGCGTCCAGATTCCGCACTCGACGAGCATCCACCCCTCCGGCACGCTGTGCTGAGCCTGGGCGGCATCCTCGGACGCCTCCACGCATGACTTGATCGAGGCCAGCAGGTAGGACCATGCGAAACCGCGCTCCTGGGACGGGCGCAAGCCGAGCGCACGCGCTACGTCATCGCGACACTGCTTGTCCAGGTCGTTGAGTTGCTGAGCCTGGGCTACAGGGGCGGCTATCTCTTCGCTGGCAACAAGGACATATCGGGCGCCACACTGCGGGCAGGCTGCGGCCATGCAATTCTCCCTCTGGCAACCAGGGCACCTATCCTCTTCCGGCTCTGGTCCGGTCCAATCGCATTCGTGGCAGGCAGCCACGCCCGTGGCGGAATCGTTGATCCCGCCATGCTGGCACTCGTCGCATTGCCGGGCTTCGACGTAGACCTTGCCGCGTTCCAGCTCCGCGACCCTGGCCAGGGCGGCGTCGCGCTCCGCCGTGCGGCCCGAAACCAGACCATCAAGACGAGCAATTTCCGCTTCCCGTTCTCTGATTTCGTTCTGTAATGCCCGGTACGTTTCCTGCCCAGCATCCATGTAATCGTTCTTGTGCTGGCGGAGCTGGGCTATCACCGCCCGCAGCTCCCCGACGATGCGCTCATGCTGGGCGACGGTCATAAGCGTTTCGCCGTCAGAGCAGTGCTGGTAAAGGGCATTGGCGTCAGCTTCGCAAACTCGCCCGAATCCTTGGGCCCGAACAACAGCCACAACATCCGGCCGCTCCACCTCTGCCTGATCGGACTTGAGTGCTTCGGCAGGCGCTTCGTTGAACGCTTCAGCATGCGGGGCTAGGTTGAACGGGTCGAGGTCCGACGCCGGGGAGGGTTGCGGCAGGGCGGCGTGATCAGGTGCAATTCGAGCGTGCGTGACCATCCAATCAAACACGTCCTTCATGTCATTCAGCGATACGCCAATGAACTTGCCGTCCTTCGTGCACAGGTCAAGCAGCCTCTCGCCACCCTTCATGAGCATCAGGAAATTTGGATTGAGTATGTTGGGTAGAACGGTGTTGTTCAGGTGATCATTCCAATCGTGCAGGCGCTCGATCTCGTCAGCGGCCTCCTCCTGGTGGCCAGGAAGCGCCTCACCTTTACGCAAAAGACCGATCAAATGTCGGTCATACTCTTTTGAGACTGGCGATGGAACCTCCTGTGCGCCCTTTGCCTGGAAGTCGCGCTCATCCCCGCCTGCCTGCTCTACCGGTGCCTTGTTCAGTTCATTGGCAGTTTCAGTCTCTCCTTCGATCCCCAACTCATGACCTAGAAATGGTCCAAGAGCTTCCTGCTTGTAAGTGGGCCATGTTGCAACCTCGTCGGCGCATTCTTTCAGGTGCTGATGGAATTCAGAACGCTGCGCCAGGGCGGCGCGGGCTTGCCATGCCTTCCAGTAATCGGCGGCTGGGTTGTAGCGGTACTCACCTGAGTCCTCGTATTTGGCGAGGTCAAGCTCAGGAGAGAAGTGATGTGACATATGCTGTTCAAGCCATTGCTCAAACGCCGCGCGCTCATCCCCGCCTGCCTGCTCTACCGATTCCTGTTCGGGGTCGATGCGCTCTGCCGACATGAGGGCAAGGACCGCCTCTGCCGGCGTCGCGCCCTCGACCTTCGCAAGAGGAATCTCCCTATCCAGGTAGAGGTCGGCGTGCCACTGGCCTTCGTACTCCGGCGTCAGTGCGATTCGGTTGGTCGCCACCAGATCCAGAATCGCGCTGCCAGAGTGCTTGGCGCACAGCGTCACGTAGATTACGTCGGAGTACTCGCCTCCGCCGTCGCTGTATTCCACTTGGCACCCGCACATGGCGGGCCTTCCGTTGATGAAGGTCAGCTTGGCAGCTACGTCTGCCTGCTCTACCGCAGGATGTGCCGGGCACGGATGGACGAGGGAGCCGTCGCCAGAAGGGCAGGTGCATTCATTCGCTTTGTTCATGGGAGCTTTCTCCAGGCCTCGGTTTCGAGGTCAGAAACGGTTATCAGTCGGCGCCGGCGCTCGATGTTTTCGAGTTGCAGGACATCGCCCAGGCTGTCGATGACGACCCAGTGAATGCCGGTGGGAATGTGCAGATAGCGTGCTGGCGCGGGACAGCAGAGGGCGTTTATGCGGCGGACTGCGGGGCTTTCGTCGAATGGCATGGCTCATCCTCCGGGTAGACCCGAACGCCATCGGCGCCCTGGGACTGGTTGATCGCCATCTGCTTAACCGATCTCGCGATGAGCAGAATTTCGTCCGGTGTCATGAGCTGGCTTTCTTCAGGCCAGCCGGTGACCGTCACACCGCAAGGGCGGTGATTCGCTGTTAGCTGGTGCATGGGGTTATTCCTGTTTGGTCAGGGATGGCAGACTTCGACGACGCGGTGATAGTCGCCACGGAAGGGCATGGCTTTGTAACCCTGATTCATGGGGTAGATTCCCCAGGACTGGCGAGAGCAGGCCGCCATTATCGCCGCGTACTTGATGACCTCGATGACATCTTTTTTGATGTACATGGCATGGCCCTCACGCACTCATCGCCGATTTGATCTGCGCTGAGTGGCTGCGGCTGACGGGTATCCAGTTCTCGGTTCCGAGCAGTAGTACCTCGCCGGCTTGGCTGTCATCAGGTCGGGTTTTGAACATGCTGATCAGCGAGCGTCGGACTAGGGCTTTCCGGTGGGCGCGGATGAACTCGTCGGCGAACTCAGTCTCCAGAGCCTTAAGCGTTTCGTTCAAGACAAGTACGCCATCCGGGTAGTACGCGATGACGTACTTGTCTTCGGCGACGAAGTGGGTGATCTGCGAGACGGAGATTGCCTTGGAGTGCTTGCCGCAGGTGGCTTTGAGTGCGGTTCTCATGCTGCCTTCTCCCGTAACTTTGCCTCGTACTCGTCGACAAGCAGCTTGAACGACCACAAGTCGGACTCAAGTTCCTCGATGTAGTCGTCGTCGCGCTTGAACTCTCGCCACCAGAGTTGACGGCCTACAGGCTCCAGCGCAGGGCAGTACATGCCGACGTGCCAGAACTTGCGGCCAGTGATCCACATGCATCCTTGAACCTGATCCATGATTCCGCTGGCGTCGTTGTCGATGTGGAAGGCGCGAAGCTTCTCCGGGGCGAGGAAGCACTTGTACTCGCTACCGCCATCCTCGCCGATAAGCCCATCAGCACTTGCGCCGAAACAGCCGTCGTCGGTAGTGACAAATCCGGCGCGCTGGATCATCAGCCCGGTCTGTATCTCGTGTTCCATCCTGGCCATGGGCTCCAGTTCGTGGCCGCGTTTCATCTGCCAGGTCTCGAAACCTCCATCCAGTGGTTCGCCGCTAATGCGCTCAACGGCTAGCTTGAAGGCATAGTCGAGGGCTGCTGATGTTGGTTGTCCCTTGTTCGGCCCCGATTTCAGCTTTGCCCTGGCATCTCCGAACATGCTCGCGGTGATCACGCCGGCGCGAGCGCGGTGCCACGTCTCTCCGCCCTGATCGCATGGGATGAGGATCATTTCACGCCCTCCAGTTCAGCCTTGCGGGCAGTTACAGAAGCGCGCAGCTCATCGGCGCCGGCCACGTCCTTGGCTGCCTGCAATATCTTCAGTCCGGATTGCCAAACGGCTTGAAGGTCTGCACTGTTCTGCGATGCCTTTGCTTTGGCGATCAGGTCATCCAGCACGGCATTGCGGAAGTCATCGGAGCCAGCTGCATTGCCGTCGTCATCTTCTTCGCCGATTGCTACGTTGAAGATCATCTTCAGCAGGTAGCGCATTCCGTAAGAGGTTCCTGAGCCGAAGGCGTGAGTCTTGGTCATCACGTCGCCGCCCTTGGCGCCCTTGCCATCCGAGGGAACGTGCGCGCGGTACTGGCGCGTGTGGCCGGAGCGGTGGCTGACGAAGCAGACCATGCCGACCATGCCTTCCGGTGCGTTCTCGGTACCAAACGAAAGCGAGAAGCCCTCGGACGTGTAGATGGGGCGCAGGGCCTTATCCAGCTTTCCGTAGGTGGCGTACTTGCTGCGAGTCTGGCTGTTGGTCGCGTCGGCTTCGATACGGCCCATGCGGGCTTGTACGCGAGACAAGGCGTCGTTGAACTCTACCTCGGCGGCCTTGGAATCCATCCGCTCTTTCATTGCCAGGAGGCGTTCTAGCTTGTCGATGTCGCACCCAGGATCAGATGCAGCTTTCTGGATTACCTGAAGCACTGTCGTTGCTTCGTTGGCTTGGATGACGGCAGCACTTTCCTGCCGCTGTGCAACTGCGTTGCTCATCGGTTGTACCTCGGTATCAGGAGTAGGCCGCGCATGCGCAGCCAGTGAAGGGAGGGGAGGGGTTAGGCGATGGCCTTGGCAATTACGGCAGATGCTTTGCGCCACGCCGACTCAACAGCTTCGTCGGAAGGAGGGAAAGGCCCGCGCAAAGCATCCAAATCTTGAAGAGCCTCCAGCAGCTCAGGCGCCGCCGCGATCAGGCGTGCATTCGCGTGGAATTGCTCGTCCTTGTCTCTACCAACATTCCGGTCCCGCCGATGTACTTCACAAATCGTGTCGTCATTAGCCAGGGTTTCGATCCAGCGCTTTCCGTGGTCGTCGGAAATCTGCCACGGACCAGGTGTGTGGCTCATATCGTTCTCCAGTTAGAAGGTGAAAGGCGCTTACGGCGCCACTCGGCAGCGTCACCCCTGCGGGATGAATAGCGTTGCGCTAGAAGCCGCTGCTGCGGGTGTTTTCTTCATGCCGCCCACCGCCCGCTGGGGAAGCCGCAGTTATCCGGATTACCGGCCTGCTGCGGACAGGTGCGTAGCTGGTTGTTCTGCGGTGATGATGCCGCCCCAGATCGGGCCGGCTGCCAGGATGAATAGGTACAGCAGTCCTCCGAAGAGACTGCCTAGCCAGATTGCTGTGCGGCGGGTGTTCATGCTGACTCCTTATGCGAGCGCGAGAAGCACCAGTGCTGTCGCAGCCACGATTGGAATTTGGCCATTTCCAGTGGACTTGAATCGCTCCATCCTTCTGGCCATCCCATTAGCCACTCGTGGTTCTCCGGGCTTGGCCTGCCAAACGCCATGACGAAAGCCCGAGCTGAAGGCCATTTCTGCATTGATGGCGCGGCGTAGTTGGCTTTTGTCGTCGGCGTATGCAAGTAGCCAATGCCTTTCCCGAATGTGGTCACCACCCAGGTCAGACGCTCCAAGGGAAATTGCCTGGGTGCGGTAACCCATAGCTCGGCAGTCTTCTGCGGCATATTCGATTGCGATTTCCGAAACGTTTTCGGCGAAGACGTACCAGGGAGCAACATCTGCCACGACTCGCCGCATCTCCGGCCAAAGGTCGTCAGCGTTGTTTCGTCCAGAAGGGGCAGTGCTGTACTTCTGGCAGGGAAATCCTCCAGATACGAGTCCAGCTCTTCCGCGGTAGGGTCTGCCATCAAATGTTCGGATGTCACTGAAGATTGGAAAGTTTGGGAAAGCTCCATCTCTTTGACGCTGAGCGAGCACCGTTCTTGAGTGTGCTCTGTATTCAACAGCGCCGATGCATCGGATGCCGAGTAGCATTGATGCGAGCAGTCCGCCCCCATCGCCAGTGAAGAGTGAGAGCTCATTCATCTAATCTCCTCATAGCCCCGCCACCTCCACAAACGCCACGGCGAACATGAACACGCTGCCCACAAAAAAGCCGCCGAAGATCAGGGCTTGGGCGGCCTCTTTCAGGTCTATAGTGATGGTCATGGCGTGCTCTCCATTGCTTCATCAACAGCTTTGTCTACGGCCTTCCCGAAAAGCCAGTTAGACACCTGATCGCCACAGTCATCGGTAAGCGACACCATCGGATAGACCCCGTCTGCGTCCGCCGACTTGTCCCGCAACCACCGATAGCGCTTAGCATCAGCCTCAGCAGCGCGCAGGCGAGCGATCAGGCCAAGTATCTCCTCTGCTGGAGTGTTGATATTTACATCCGTCAACACTGGCTCGTTACAGCAGACTTCCTCGCGCGCGCCCATGTATTCGGCCCCGGATTTGAAATTGCCACAACAGACGAATGCCCTCTTGTGGCAGTACTCTTCCAACTCCGCCAATTGCTCATCACTGATCGATTGCACGATAGGGGTTGTCATTTCCCTTCCTCCTGGCGGCGGTAGCCGGCGTCAAATAGCGCGTAAAGCGTAGGGTACTGATATGGAACTCCTTGAATTGACATAGCCATATCACCGACTGCCTTCTCCCGCTCCTCGGCGGCGATCTGCTCGGGAGTGCGGATGCGCCTGAAGTTTTCCGGGTTTCCGACGATGAATGAGTCGCCGTCCTCGGGCTGTAACCACGCATCGCCATTGGCGTAGGCCAGCACGGTTACGCGCCTCCACTCGTGATCCAAGCCGGATTTCCATTCCACCAGCAGGCCGGTTGGCGGCAGGCCCTGGCCGTTCCATGTGACAGGGCGCTCGACTATTTCCCATACATCCTCTGGGACAGAAAGTGGGCTCCCATCATCTGCGGATGTCGCGCGAATCATGCAGCCGGTCCGGTGATAACCAGAAACAAACTCAAAACCTGGGTAGTGGATGTTGTTCTTCTTGGCGATCAGTGCTGCTACTGCGCTGCCGTTCGCCTTGCTCCAGTCAATGCTCATACTCGTCTCTCCCTAACCAGTCGTTCAGCGTTCTCGATAAGCTTGGATTCGAATGTGCGGAACCAGATGCGTTGAGCCAGTTCCAGGTCGCCTCGGCGCACTGCAAGCAGTAGCTGAGTCATCGGGCACTCTTTGCCGTCGACCTCTGCAAGCCACTCAGGGACGAATCCGGCGAATCCGTAGACCGTAAACTCAGGGCCGATAAAGGGCCTTTCTTTCCGGTCATGGAACGTCACGCAATCACCGTCCTCGCAGTTCAGAAGCTTGCCGACTTGCTCAGTGACATACTCGCGGTCGCCGTTATCGTCGGGCGGTAGCGCGTTGTCCCAGCGCTCCTGGGCGTATTTCAATGCGGTGTTCATGTCTCACCTCGCGTTCGCGTGCATGCGGCGGATGGCGTTCATGGCATCAACTCCTTTGGTATCTCGATCTCATCGCCAATCTTGTTAAGGACCAGAGCCCGGCATGCAGCAATCAGAGGAGTCTCGTTATCGCCGCCAATCCACTCCCATTGGCGATTCCACTTTGCCTGGTGCTTGTTTATCTCTAGAGCGGCATCCCATCCGCATAGTCCGGCTGGAACCAAATGGATTCCCAACTCAGCTATGAGCGGTCCGCCATGCTCCCATTCAGTAGAAGGGCAAAACGGCCTAGGGTCCTGACGCATGGAGTTATTTGGCACTAGCACGCAGGTTGGCAGGGAGCTTCCAAACTCTCCACGCGGATAGCTGCAAGCGATTGCATCCTTGAATGTTGAGTCAAGGGTCATAGTCGGGAACAGCCGATGTGCCCATTCCCATGCTTTCGTTGCGCGCGCTACAGCCCAATCAAGCGCGGCTCCTTCAAGTTCGACAATGCTCACTCTTACGGTATTCATCTCTCTGACCTCTTGGTCGCGTGCATGCGGCTGCCATGGCCTTGGATGGAGACTCGCCTACACATCCGGATTAGGTGGAAATCAGCGAGTGCCAGGGCATGCGCATACAGGCGAAAAAATGCCCGGACTTGCCGGGCTAATGAGGGGTAGGGTGGGGATGGCCTGGATGCTAGCCAGGCAATCGGTCGTAAAACGTCGACAGTGGCGTCACCATTGGGTGGAGGACAACAGCTCGCCGCTATTCGTACGCCCGCCTTGGCAGGCCCGCTTACTCATCCCCATTTAGATTTACGTTTTAGGCCTCACCGCGCTCGATGGACTCAGTGTCCTCGCCACGGTTATCCAGCCATGCGCGCATGTTGTCGGCGGCGGTCATTTCGTCGCCCCAACCGGCGGCAGTAACAATTGATCCGCTAAGTTCTTTTTCTTCTGCAAGACTCTCAGTGATCTGTTTTGCTAATTCTTTAAACTGCTCACTGTCCTTTACTTGAAAGACAGCAGTGAAGAACTCTTGGCTCATACGGCCTCCGGTTTGGTGGAGAAAGGGTGGGGATGGCCGGGTTACGGCTGCTTCTTTACCCGTGCTGTCGAGCATCCATTTCTGGTCTGGCCGAACACGCCGTAGCGCATCCCCATTGAAGGGTGGCGTCCTTGCCGGGGAAGTCAGTCGGCTGGTGGGGCTGGTAGCGGCTGCCAATGGGTTGGGGTCCAACTCGCCCCAAACACCCACCAGTTGCCGCGCTCATCGAGGCCACCTGTTTTGATGCGCCAGTCATTTGTGACGAACTCGCAGGTGACAAGGACGTTCTCATTCACGGGTGGCAGGCGGTCAGCGCAGGCCGTCCACTCCGTAGCCTTGCGCTCTTGCAAGAGCGCGGCGTAGTCCTCGGCTCGGACGTAGTCTCCGAGAGGAACTTCCTTAATCTCGTAGCAGCCACGGCAGAAGGCAACTCCGCCGTTGGTGCAGTCGTAGCGTTTGACGTCGCTCATCTCGCCTCCAGTGTGTATGCGCCAGGGCGCGGTTAGGCGGTGGCCTTGGCGATGGCTGCCTGAGCCGTTTCGATGATGTGCCAGAGTGCGTCGGTCATCGCTTGCTCGTTCGAATCGCGATTCCAGTACTCTTCAATGTGCTGAAGGGCCTCCAGAAGCTCAGGCGCTGCGGCGATCAGCTTGGCGTTGGCGTCAGTCTCAGCGTCCGATCTCTCAACATGGAACGGGCCTTTGTTGTCAGCGCAGTAGATGTGGAGCAACGCAATACTCCCTCTAACCGGCGAGTATTCCCACGGCCCCGGCGTATGCTTTCTCATTCTGTTCTCCTGCCTCTCAGGCGTCTTGCGGTGGTGCGGGTAGGGGCATCCAGTGGGTGACTTTCATGTAGCAGGTTGAGCCGTCGAGGTACTGCCATGGATGATGCTCACGATTCTTAGCGACTGCGAAGAATGGGCCATTCGAACTTTTCTCCCCTTTGCGATAAGCAATCACCGTTTTGTTTGGTGTTGGCATGCGGTCTTCGACCTTGATCCACTCACTCATCTCTCACCTCACCAATACATAGTCAGAAACAGGACAACGAACAGCGCTGCGAACTCGCCAAGGTCTGGCATGGATTCCTCTCTTGCCCGGGGGCTTGACTACTGAAGAATGAGAATCTTGCGGACGGGGCGGACACGGAAGTCGGTGCCCTTGACGTCGTAGTACGTGTCACCGTCGATGAAGCCCGAGCTGAAGGCGATGTCGGCGGAGAACTGCGAACTCGACCAGTACCAGCGATCCGCAAAACCTGACAACTCGCCTGCTTGCTTGGCGGAGAACAGAAGAGCCAGTTCCAGAACAGAGGGAATGAATACGCCTTCTCCGATCTCCAGAGCTTGCTTGGCAATCGGGCTTCCAGCTTCAGCCATAGCGACCGTGTTCGAAGCTCCGTCTCGGTAGCTGACGGCGCCGTCCACGTCCTGGCCATACTCGCCCCATTCTCCAGTGAACTCGGCGCTTTTTCCGAGATCGACGTAGGCGTATTCCTTGCCATTGAGCCATTGGCGGGCAAAGAAGGTTCCATCAGCCAGGGGCTGGCCGATTTCAGGAAGGTCACTCGGATGAATCGAATCGGGGATGGTAGTGCTCATGTTTGGTTTCCTTGTCGGGTTGTGCGTGGTGGCTGTTAATTTTGCATGAAAAAGCCCGCTGTTTTGCGGGCTTATTAGTATTCTCTGAAGTCACAACTTCACGTTTTAACTATGTTTCGATATACCTGCTTAAGAGAATTAACTACTGACTCCTCGCTGAACTTGCTATAGCAGTATTTTCTTATTAAGAAGTTGTCGTACTTATGACGGTTATGGAAGAGTGACAGCATAGCTTGAGCAAGTTTGTCAGGATCTTTATTCGGAACTAGAAGTCCACTTTCTTTAGAAATTATTGACTCTGGACCACCACATGATGTAGATATTACCGGCTTTCCAAGTGCCATTGCTTCAGCAACGACAACGCCAAACGTTTCATAGACGCTTGAAAGTACAAAAGTATCTGATGCTTGAATCTCGTCAATTACCTGTGACCGGCTAAGCTTTCCAAGGAAGGTTACGCTATCAGATATCTTTAGATCCTTGGATAGGCGTTCTAGTTCCTCTCTACAAGGACCATATCCTCCTATCTTCAGGCGAAGTCTATCATTGTTAGCGTATGCTTTTGAGAATGCCTTTATAAGGCTCGCTTGGTCCTTCTTTTTGTCAAGCATAGCGATGTTCAGGAAAGTGAAGGTTTTTTCTTCTTCTTTCTCTAACTTAATAGTTCTATCAAAAAAATCCTGATTAACAATATTTGGAATGTAACTCCAGATGTTGTTATGGAAATTAAAAAACTTTGTTAGAAATTTTCTAAACTCATTGCTTACTGCTATTCTTGCAAATGCTTTTTTAGATGCAGACTGAGCAAGTTTAATTTGTGATTTATTTAATATTCCTCTTGCATATGCAGTGCTGTGCTCAGTAACTACAAAAGGAATTCCTGACTTTTCTGAAATTTTGCTTGCCAAGTGACCAGCGTAAAGAAGTGAATGGGAATGGATTATTTCTGGAGTTCCATGATTCTCTATGTACTTTTTGTAAAGCTTTGTGCCATGCAACTCCCATAACCACCCGTTCAGCTTGGCTATCCTCGGGAACCAGTTCACGCCGTGCCATCTGTATGTCGGAATTCCGTTTTCTGATTCGTAAGAAAGGCCGGATCCGCCTTTCAATAATCCACGCCAGTTCCTCAGGGATCGAAGTTGAGGGTAAATCACCCCAACCTTGCATCCATGCTTCGCTAACGCTTCAGCCTGTTCCTTGAAAAAACTACCGTTGATATCGCCTGGATATGCTGGATACCACGACGGGATTATAAGTATGTGCAAAGCGCTCACCCTCCATGCCTAGCTGCGTAATGGTTGAGCTTAACCCCTTGTGGCCAACCGTACGAGGGAATCCTATTCCCTATGGTAGGTGTATGCCTGTTAGCTGCTGTATGGGGGAGTGGTCTGGCCGGTGCTAATCTCCGGCGTAGCTGGAAGCTTTGATGGCATAAAGCCAACCCTTCACCGTCCTACCCAGTCGTCTGTGACGCATCTACGCTACAGCTATGCGCTCAGACCACTCTCCGATACAGCCATAAGGCTGGTGTTCATTGACTTCCTCGATGCGCCTGTCTCCAAGCGCATCTGAGAAATCGGAGCCGCTTACGGCGGCAAGTCGGTCAGATCACGCGCTTTCCTCGTCGTACGACACAGGCTTATCCCCACTTGGGGCACCCACAATGCCGGTCCGGAAAGCCCCAGCCTTACAGGAGCAAAACCTTGGGTAGCGCTCTGACTGGTTCCGTTATGTCGCCACGGTTTCCTTGGCTTGTTTGTTGACTTCTTCGATGCCCCTCTTGCGAAGGGCATCTGAGAAATCGGTGTTTCTCCCGCGTTCGCCTAACTGGGCTTCTACAACCCGCGGGTGGTGCTGCCCTCACCACTTCCGATAGCAGCTAGGGCTCGATGTGTTTGGCCTTGGGCTTCCCTCGCAACGCCTTCAATCGGCATACAGCGCTGGTCATGGGGTATCAGTGTTACTCCGCGCTTGAGTGCAGCCCGGCGGCCCGTTGAGTGGGGCACGTATGCGCGGATTGCCGACCCGAACATCGGCTGGGCTTAGTACTGCATTGGCTGTTTCCTCCTATTGGTTGTGTTCACCGCAAGCCTTTGCGAGGCCTGTCCGCTGTGCCCAGGAATGCGCCAATTCATGGCCCGAGCAGGGAGCGTTAGCAGTGCAACCCTCAGCCCGCTTTGCGCTATCTGCTCGATGTTCTGAGCTGAGGGAGCGCGACGCCTGGCGTTGAGTTGGCCGGGATTACCCGGCATCAGCAGTCGTGTTTATCCACCGTCGCTCAGTCGCGGTGACCTGCGGCTGTCGGGACTGCGGTGGGGTCTGACTTGTTAAAGAGCGGTCGGCTCGGTGGCCTGGCGCTGCGTTGTTCTGCGGCGTTGAGGTGAAATTTAGAAAACTAAACGAAGAAGGTCAAGGGAATTTTTTAGAATTCTAAACTTTCGCGTTGGGCGGCCACAAAAAAGCCCGCTCTAGGCGGGCTCTGGGTGCGGTGTTGGCAGAGGAGGGTGGCTATAGAGCGAGTTCAGCGCTGGGTCAGTTTGGCAGTCAGCCAGGTGTAGGCCTGAGACTATGGGGGGGGTGCCGAGGGGCGGAAGAAATCAGAAATAGCGTGATATCTTCCAGGCACCGTTGGACCAGGTAGGCTCCAGTTCTGCAAAGATCAGGAAGGCAGGGAGTCCAGTCCCATCAGTGGGCGGCCCGATCATGGCTGCACAAAGTTTTCCCGCCACACGGTCAGGAGCCCCTTCAGTAGAAAAGGCCCCCACGCATCTCTTAAGCCCGGAGCTACTAGGGACATCGATGACCGCAAACACTCCAGCCTCCTCGGACGAGCTGGTTGCGACCACTATGCATGGAGTGAACTCTCCATCCTTAAAGCTGGTGTCCATGTACTTACAGGAATAATCCAAGGCGCTTTTGGCGTCCTTGAAGTGGAGAGCAGGAACAGATGGCGCATGGAGGGGTTCTGGTTTATCCGGCTCGCGTAGCCGATCCAGGAACCAATCCTTTACAGTAGATAGCCCGAATATTGCAAAGAAAGACGCTACGTAAAGTGCTAGGCTGGCTAGCTCCGACCAGCCGCCTCGCTGCGCTTTCAGCCATTCATCAAGCCAATAGACAAAAGCACAGAAGGCTGCAAATACGATCAGAGCAAGTGTCCATGCGTGCTTCTCATGGGCGCCTTCGATCTTCTTTCTTAGCTCTTGCTTGGTTTCGTCCATGCTATCTCTCAAGTTTCCTTCAGCTAAAGTCAGCCTGACTACATCGCGCCGCCACGCCAAACGATACGACCGATAATGTCTACGCCGCGCATACCATCATCAGTGACAGGCTGGTCTGGGTATCGATTTTTGTCCTGGTTATCCGACCGAATTAGCCACCCTCCCGATATCTCACGGATAAGGCGCTTGAAGATCACCTCTTGGTCGGCATCATACAGGGCGAACATTTTCCCATTCGTCGGCTCCTTGCAGGAAACATCTATCAGGACGACCTCTCCGTCGGAGAGGGTTGGCCAGTTGCTATCTCCCTGGTTGTAGGCTGCGCGAAGATTTTCAGCCTTTAGCCCCATCCGTCGAAGCCAGTCGCGCTTAAATGCCAACCCACCCTTGACCTCAACATGATCGTTTAGGTAGCCATTTCCTGACGAACCCTTAGCAGTGAGCTGGGGAATAAGCGCGTAGTCGGCCTCTGAAGGAGACCCTTCATGTGAGGGCAGATCCTTTTCTCCCTTCCCAGTTTCCAGCCATGAGGCGCTGCATTGAAGCACCTTGGCCAAGGCAATCAGGTTCTTCCCTCTGGCCTTGTTGGTGCCATTGGTCCAGTGGGAGAGGGTCCCCTTGGAGACCTTGATCTCTCTGGAGATGTCCGAGGCGCTGATGCCTAAGGCATCCATGCGCTGATTGAGTCTGTCTGAAAAGTCCATGTTTAGGATTCTAAATCCTTGTTGGTTTAGATAACTTGCACGCGGCTGTTTATTTTTCTAAACTCCAGCAAAACCATGGAGGCAGCCGTATGAATTACGAACAGGCGCTCACCCACTTCGGAACAGGGCGAGCGATTGCAAAGGCCCTAGGCGTAAGCCCTGGGCGTATTTCTCAGTGCAAATCGGAAGGCGGGTTTTCCTATCAGCATCAGTGCGTCCTGGAGAAGGCATCCTCTGGCGCGCTTCAGGCCCGTGAAGAAGACGAGCCTCAGCGGATGGCGTCGTGACCATGACAGCCAGTCAATTAAACGCCGAGCGCGATGCAAGGGCACGGGAGTTCGAGTCCCTGATCCTCAACCGACTTTTGTCGGTGGGACAGAAGACCGTCGCCGACGCAATCGGCGTGAGCGAATCGACTGTCAGTCGTTGGAAAGAGGGCGAGATAGAGCGGTGGTGCAAGGTGCTTGCGCTGCTGGAGCTTCAGGTCGTCCCGATGTCGGCTCAGTGCCATCCATCTGAGTACATCCAGGCGCTCAAGACCCTGGCCGAGCTTGGCCTTCAGGCCGAAAAGAAGCGGCCTGGTCCGTTGGGGTGGGATTGAGGGGCGCCGAACGCCGGGCACAAAAAAGCCGGGATTGCGGCCCGGCTCATTGCTACATCAGATGAGGTAACTCTAATGCATCAGATTATCCACGGCAATACCGAAACCGTCGTTCCGAAAAATGCGAACCACGACTTCGTGGCACGCAAAATGAGCACCCTCAAGCTGCGCGATCTCATCAATGATGCCCGCGCGGATGCTGGGGAGCCCAGGGTCAGGAATGATCAGTTTCTTGCTCGTGTCGAAGACGAGTTGGGTGATGAACTTGAGGGGGTGCAAAAATATTACACCCCCTTCCATGGCAACCAGGTCGCCGCCTACGACCTGACTCTTGACCAGTGCGTGCTGGTAGGGATGCGCGAATCTAAGTCGGTTCGCCGAACGGTATTGGCCAAACTGAAGTCCTTCGAGGCCCCTCGTGTTATTGCCACGCTCCCAGACTTCACCAACCCAGTAGTGGCAGCCCGCGCTTGGGCGGATGAGGTGGAGCAGAAACAGGTGGCCCAGCAAGCACTGGCGATTGCTGCGCCCAAAGCAGAGTTTGTCGACAAGTATGTCGAATCCACCGGGCTCAAGGGCTTTCGCCAAACCGCCAAGCTGCTGAGGGCCAATGAGGCCCGATTCCGTGAGTTCTTGCTCGACAAGAAGATCATGTATCGCATGGGCGGCGAGTGGCAGGCATACCAGAACCATATCGACGCTGGACGCTTCGCCGTCAAGACCGGCACAAGCGACAGCGGTCACGCCTTCAATCAAGCCAAATTTACCCCTAAGGGCGTCACCTGGGTGGCCGGCTTGTGGGCGCAGTACAACCTGGAGGTCCAATGATGGCCCGTTCAAGAAACATCAAGCCAGGGTTCTTTTCGAACGAGCATCTGGTGGAGCTGGACTTTGCAACTCGCCTCCTGTTCATCGGCCTTTGGACCGAGGCTGACCGGGAGGGTCGCCTCGAAGATCGCCCGCGCCGACTGAAAATGGCCTTGTTCCCGGCTGACAATGTCGACATGGACCGAATGCTCGATGACCTTGATCACTTGGGGTTCATCAAGCGCTACACCGTGGGCGACGTGAAGGCCATTCAGATCATCAACTGGTCGAAACACCAGAATCCGCACGTCAAGGAAGCCAAGAGCATCATCCCTGAAATGCCCGAGGTAGACGCATGCAAGGGAAAGAATGAGGAAAGCACCGTGCAAGCACCGGACTCGCACAGTTCTTTCCCTGCTGATTCCCTCTCTCTTGATTCCGGATTCCTGATTCCTGATTCCCTCAACCCGTCGCAAGCTCCGGTTGACCGCGCAGAGATGTTCTCGCGGTTCTGGAAGCTGTATCCGCGAAAGGTAGGGAAGGACAAGGCCGAGAAGGCGTGGGCGAAGCTGAAGCTCACTGCCGACCTGTTTGACACGATCGTCAGCGCCCTGGCCAGGCACCGGCAGTTGCCCAGTTGGACCAAGGACAACGGGCAGTTCATCCCGCATGCATCGACATGGCTCAACGGGAAGCGCTGGGAGGATGAGATTGACCTTCCGCGCGGCAATGTCCACCACCTACCAAGCAGCCGCCACCACGGGTTTGCTGATCGCGACTACACCGCAGGCTTGATCGAGCGGGAGGACGGCACCTATGGCTTCTAACGCCCTGAATCTTGAAGTCTGCGACCTGGAACGCCGTTTCGGGATCGTCTCCAAGACTCCCGCAAAATGCGACAAGCACGGCGAGTACGCGGCTGTTTTCCGTAGGAACTCGGACAAGCCCACCGGTTGCCCTGAGTGCTCCAGGGAGGCTGAGGCTGAAAAACTTCGCGATGAGCAGGCAGAAATGTGGCGCCGGCTCGACCGCGAGCGCATGGAGCGTCGGCTCGCTGGAGTAATGATCCCTCCGCGCTTTCAGGGCCGCACGTTCGACTCATACATCGCGCAGAACGATGGCCAGCGTAAAGCGCTGAAGGTTTGCCGAAAGTACGCAGACGACTTCGCCGAGAACAAGCGCCTGGGTCGGTGTCTACTGCTCCTTGGCATGCCTGGGACCGGGAAAACGCACCTTGCCACCGCAATCGCCGGACACGTCGTGTGCAACAGCAATTCCGTGACTGCCGCCTACCGAACGGTGAGCGCAATTCTCCAGTTTGTGAAAGGGAGCTTTGATCGCGAAGCCGAGTACACCGAAGCACAAGCTTTCGAGGCCCTTTGCGCGCCCTCACTTCTGATCATCGACGAGGTGGGGGCAACGAAGCCGACCGACTTCGAGCTTGCAACCCTCTTCAGCGTGATCGATGGGCGCTACCAGAACCTAATGCCGACCATCGTGATTTCGAACCTCAAGGCCGAGGAACTGCCCGGAGCGCTTGGAGAGCGCTGCGTCGACAGGTTGCGCGAAAACGGCGGGGTAGCGGTCCGCTTCGACTGGCCATCGAAGCGCTCGGAGGTGCGTCATGACTAAGGCTCACAGCGGGAAGATCAGCACCGAGGGATTGGAGCTTCCAAGCGCCTGCGACATCTGCGGCAAGTCCCGCGCCCACGGAAGCCACGTGAAGTGCAGCAAGATCCGGAAGGCGCAGTACCAGGCGAAGAGGGCTGCGAAATGAAGACCTTCGAACTCCTGCGCATGGAAGGCCTGCGCACCTACGGTCGCCAGGTCGAGGCCGGCACCTGGCGCGAAGCCGAGCAGCAATGCCGCGACGGCGAGATCGTAAACGGCGAACTGATCGGTGTGTACGACTGCGATCCGGTGACTGAGGCGGTCTGCACTGCGCGCAATGACGTGATGATTGAGCGGATGGAGGTGTGCTGTGCGTGACCGCACTTTCCGCATCCAAGGTGCCGCTGGGATCCGCCCGGCTTTCGTTGCAGCCTGGAATCTCATACAGGGGCTGATGAAAGAAGCGCAGGGCGGCTACGAACTGGTACTGCGCCCGCTCAAGTCGAAGCGCTCGATAGAGCAGAACAAGCGCTACTGGTCCCTTCTACGCGAGCTTGCATCGGTTGCCTGGGTCGACAACCGACAGTTCGACGATCAGGTCTGGCACGAGCAGTTCAAGCGCTGGTTCATCGGCTGCGAGGACGTTGCGCTGCCTGACGGATCTACCGAACTGCGCGGCATCAGCACCACGAAGCTGAGCGTCGACGAGTTCGGCATTTACATGACCAAGATCGAAGCATGGGCCGCGCAGCAAGGGTGGCCGCTGATGATTCAGGAGGCCGCATGAGCAAGTTCAAGGCGGGCGATCTAGCTCTTTCGCTATACGGTCCCTTAATGGGCCAGGCAGTTGAGTTAATCCGATTCGTTAATCCTGGCGATATCGTCACATCGATTGATGGCCAGCGCTCATATGTGTTCTGTCCATCCGAAGGCATTGGTGGCTGGCACGTTGCTGTGGGCAACGAATCAGTAGTTCAGTATGAGAAGCACCTCATGCCCCTGCGCGGCGACTTCCAGCCCGAGCAGCAGAAGGCGAAGGAGGTGGAGGCATGAATACTTTTGTTGGAATCTGCCTGGGCTTTTTCCTTTGCATGTTCTTGAACGCTGCCATGCGCAACGAACGTGATAGCACCGATGCTCCTGGCGGACGCAGTGGAATGCGGCTGCACACTGACCACGCTACCGGCTTGCAGTATCTCAGTGTTCCAGGCGGGGTATCACTCCGCGACTCGGGGTGGATGGGAAGCAAATGCGCGCGGATGGTGCCGAATGACCCTTTCCGCCCGCCAGCCAAAACCCAAAAAGTGCCAGAACACCGAGTGCGGCGCCAAGTTCATCCCGCAGCGCCTGGGCCAGCGCGTGTGCTCTCCTGCCTGCGCCCTGGCCACCAAGGACAAGCACCAGGCTCCGGCCAGGAAGGCCATCGCCGACCGCAACCGCCGGGAGATCAAGGCGCGGAAGGAGAAGCTGAAGAGCAGGGCGGAGCACCTGAAGGAATGCCAGGCCATCTTCAACCAGTACATCCGGCTCCGGGACGCGGACAAGCCCTGTGTGAGCTGCGGTCGTCCCGCCACCTGGGATGGCCAATGGCACGCGTCGCACTATCGCAGCGTCGGTTCCACGCCGGCCCTGCGCTTCAACCCGCTCAACGTGCACCGCGCTTGTTCCATCTGCAACTCCCACCTGAGCGGCAACATCATGGGCTATCGGCCCGAGCTGGTGCGCCGGATCGGGGAAGAGGCAGTCCTGGCGCTGGAAGGGCCTCATGAGCCCCTGAAGCTGACCATCGAGGACATCAAGGCACTGAAGGCCAAGTTCCGGGCCCGGGTGCGCGAACTGAAGGCCGCTACTGAAAACTACAGGGGAGAGACCGCATGAAGAACAAGCAGCGCGGCTACATCGGCAAAGGCATCGCAGATGCCATCGCTTTCGCCTTCATCGGGGTGGCGATTGTCTCCGCAGTTGGCGGCTGGGCTCTCATCGAAGGCCTCATCTGGATCTTCAGGCATCTGACCATCGGATGGTCCGCATGACACTAGCCGAATACGTCTCCCAGCAATGGGTAATCCTTCGAGAGTACGGACTGATCAAGGGGTAATGGCTATGACCAGAGATGCCGAAGAGCTTCTGACCCAGTGGGGGAAATGGGTCTGGCAAGAGACTGGCGTCCCTCGCTGCGGGTCGCCAATGCTCGCGATCATGCGGGACAATGTTGCAATGGAGCGCTGCCTGTCCGCATCGATATCCGACGACGATGCAATGCTCATTGACGGGATTATCGCAAGGATGGGGCGCAGAGACGAAGAGATGGCTAATTGCGTGCGGGTGTATTACGCAACGGAAATGACGATGCAGCAGGTTGGGAAGTTGTTAAACCTGAATCGCTTGAAAGTTCGAGAGCTGCTAATCGCTGGTAGGTGTTATGTAGAGGCTGTTCTTGATATGAGGGAGAGAATAGCGATTCGCGATGCTGCCTGACATCAGATCGCCAAGATAATAGTTGACCGTGTTAACTCGAAAATATAGGATTTATGGAAGATTGCGGTTTTACCGCATGAGAATCCATAGGGTTGCCCAGCCTAGCGCTGGGCTTTTTCGTTTCTGCGCCTCCCCACAGCGCATGCCCGCAGCCGCGCGGGCGTTTTATTCCTTAGTGCAATAGCCCGGTAAGAAGTATGACCGACGACCGCGTAATGTCCGCTGCCAGTTACACGGGCGCCGGGATATCTGTTTTGTCCGGACTCACTCTGACTGATGTTGGGATTATCGTCGGTATCGCCACGGCCATCCTGACGTTCATTGCCAACATCGTTTGGCAGGTAAGAAAGGATCGGAGAGAGAAGGAACTATACGAGCTGGAGAGGCAGGCCCTTCATGAGAAGCTTGGCCGGTGAAGACCTGGCAGCGCGTAACTGGCGCCGTGGCAATCGCCAGCGCACTGGTTGCTGCGCACGAAGGCCGCAGCCTTGTTGCATACGTCGACCCAGTGGGGATTCCCACAATCTGCGAAGGCATTACCGCAGGGGTTCGGCTTGGCGACAGGGCAACGCCTCAGCAATGTGACGCACTTCTCGAAGCAGAGGTGCGCAAATCCCTCTCCTCAGTTGAGCGCATGGCAACAGTCCAGATGCCCGACACCCGGAAGGCTGCGCTAGCGTCATTCGTCTACAACGTGGGCGAAACGCAGTTCTCCAGGTCCACGCTTCTCCGAAAGCTGAACGCTGGAGACGTCAAGGGGGCATGCGCCGAGTTGTCCCGCTGGGTGTATGCCGGCGGCAAGGTCTACAAGGGCCTCGTTAATCGGCGCAAGGCAGAGCGGGAGCTGTGTGAGCAGGGGCTATGACCAAATATCTGCTCATCGCTGTAGGCGTGCTGGCGATTCTTCTCGCTGGTACCGCAGCAGCCTGGCGCATGAGCGTTCTCAGCAATGAGCGTGACCAATACCGCGCAGAGGCTGAGCAAGCCAAGGCACTGGCCGGCGACTATCAACGCCGCGTAGAAGCCGGTAACGCCATTGAGCGCACATACCTAGAGGCAGTGAAGAGTGCAAACGCTCAAAACGATCAGCTTCGCGCTGACATCGCTTCTGGTGCTCGCCGGGTGTACGTCAAAGCCAGTTGTCCAGTGCAGCATCCCGGAGCCGCCACCGGCTCTGATGCAGGAAGAGCCGAGCTTGCTCCCTCTGATGGACAAACTGTTTCAGATCTCCGAGCCGGCATCGAGCGAAAAGAAGCGCTGATCAAGGCCCTACAGGAATACATCCGTAAAGGACACGAACAATGAGCAAGTACGAAGTAAAGACTTCCGATGGCATCGTCCACCAGGCGGAAGCTGCCACCCACTTCATCGATGCTAACGGCCTGCATCTGCACTCTGAAGCCGGTCGAGTGGTTGGCGTGTTTCGTGAATTCCTGTGGATGCGCATCACTCCTGCTGTTGTGAACGCTCCGGTTGATCCGGTACAGCCCGCTCCCGAAACCACCACCAGCCCGGAAGCTACCGGGGAGTAAGTCATGAGTGGAGGAAGGCCTAGCGATTACACCCCTGAGATCGCTCAGGCAATATGCATGCGCATCGCCGAGGGTGAGTCACTGCGCATGATCTGTCGTGATGACTCAATGCCTGATAAGTCAACAGTTCTGAGATGGATTGGTAGGCACGCGGAGTTCCGCGACCAATACGCGCAGGCGAAAGAACTTGGTGTTGAGGCGATTGCGGAAGAGTTGTTCGAGATCGCTGACGATGGCACTAACGACTGGATGGAGATGACTGACTCAGAGGGGAATGCCTATGGGTATAAAGTCAATGGAGAGCACATCCAGCGCTCCAAGCTCCGAATTGATACCCGCAAGTGGTACCTATCAAAGATCCTGCCCAAGAAGTACGGCGACCGTATTCAGCAAGACTTGACCGTCGACATGAAAGAAGGCTTGGCCGAGCGCCTGGCAAAAGCACGTGAACGCGCAAGAAAAGATTGATCCAGAGCAGCAGTTGATTGAGGACATTGCCTCTTTCACGCATGACCCTCTCGGATTCTCCATGTACGCATATCCATGGGGCGAGGGTGAACTGGAAGGAGTTGAAGGGCCTAGGGAATGGCAACGCCAGGTGATGAACGATATTGCATCACATCTGAGTAATGCCGACACGCGATATCAGCCACTGATGATCTCAATCGCCTCTGGTCATGGCATTGGTAAATCAGCAGAGATGGGCATGCTCCTCAACTGGGGCATGTCTACCTGCGAAGACTGCAAGGTTGTTGTCACTGCCAACACGGATAACCAGCTTAGGACCAAGACTTGGCCTGAGATCTCGAAGTGGTTTCGTCTGGCTATCAACCGGCACTGGTTCAACATTACGGCTACCAAGGTTTCTTCAGTCGATCCTGATCACACTGATTCGTGGAAGGCCGATGCGGTTCCCTGGAGCGAGCACAATACAGAGGCGTTTGCCGGTCTTCATAACAAGGGCAAGCGCATCATCCTGATCTTCGACGAAGCTTCAAACATCGCGGACAAGGTGTGGGAGGTTGCGGAGGGGGCGCTAACGGACGAGCAGACCGAAATCATCTGGCTCGCCTTTGGTAACCCTACCCGAAATGTTGGGAGGTTCCGCGAGTGCTTCCGTAAGTTTCGTCATCGTTGGGTTCAGCGGCAAATCGACAGCCGCACAGTCGACGGAACAAACAAAGACCAGATAGCCAAATGGGCCGCGGACTACGGCGAAGACTCCGACTTCTTCAAGGTGCGTGTCCGCGGTCTGTTCCCCTCGTCCTCTGATCTGCAATTCATCGGAACTGGCCTGGTCGATGCCGCAATGGCACGCGTCGTGACTGAGGCGATGGTAAGCCACGCGCCAGTTGTTATCGGCGTTGACCCGTCGTGGTCAGGCGATGATGAATTCGCGATCTATATGCGGCAGGGGCTGCATAGCAAGCTGATCGCCACTTACCAGAAGTCTGATGACGACGTTCTGATGGCTCAGCGTATTGCCCAACTGGAGGACCAGTACAAGGCCGACGCGGTATTCGTCGACTTTGGCTATGGCACAGGCATTGTCAGCGCTGCTCGAGCAATGGGGCGCAACTGGACGCTTGTGCAGTTTGGGGGTGCCTCAAGCGATCCGGCAATGCTGAACAAGCGTGGCGAGATCTGGAACGCGATGAAGGAATGGCTCAAGGCTGGCGGCGAACTGAACGACCAGCAGACCGCAGACGAGATATCGGCGCCTGAGTACCGCGTCAAGCTCGACGGCAAGATCGTTCTGGAGGACAAGGCCGAGTTGAAGAAGCGTGCAGGTATCAGCCCCAACCGGGCGGATGCGCTGGCTCTGACGTTCTCCTTCCCTGTGGTCAAGAAATCGTTCTATGCCGGTAACGGCGGACACCAATCCACGTACGACCCATTTAGCTGAGGACACACGCCATGGGCGGAGCAGTCAAGAAGGTGGCCAGCGTTGCAACGCTTGGCTTGAGTGATGCTGTGCTTGGCGCCACTGAAGCGCCGAAGACTCAGACCACTGAGATGAAGGACATCGAGAGCAACGAGGCTCAGAACGTCGACAGCTTCAACGAGGACCGCCGCCGCCGTGCACGGATGGCTGGCATCTCCAGCACGATCCTCGGTGGCGCGCTGGGCACTCCTGCGACCACTGCAACCAAAACCCTGCTTGGGGGCTGACATGTCTGAAGCTCTGCGCCGAAACGCGGAAAAGCGCCTGGCGATGCTCAAGAACGAGCGGACGTCCTGGGAGCAGAACTGGCGCGAGCTTTCTGACTTCATCCAGCCCATGCGGTCCCGCCTGCTGTGCGATCAGCAGGTAAACAAGGGCGACAGGCGCAATAACAAGATCATCAACAACGAGGCCACCGAGGATGCCGGCGCGCTTGCTGCGGGCATGATGAGCGGTCTTACGTCGCGGTCCAGGCCGTGGTTCAACCTTGTCGTCCAGTCAAAGGAGGCAATGGAGTTCGGCCCGGTCAAGTCGTGGCTCTTTGAGGCGACCGAGCGTGTTCGTGATGTGCTGTTGCGCTCTAACTTCTACAACTGCCAACACGTGTCCTACCTTGAGATGGGCGTGTTCGGCACTGGCGCGATCTGGATCGACGAAGACCCGAAGAACGGCATTCGTTGCGAGGTGTTCACCGCTGGTGAGTACTACGTGGCCAACGGCGCAGACGGTAGGTGCAACGCGTTCTATCGCGAGTTCAAGCTAACCGCGGCGCAGATGGCCGAGCGGTTCGGCAAAGAGAATCTCAGCCCCCAGGCGCAGAATGCGCTCAAAGAGGCGCGCCAAGATCAGTGGTTCGACTGCGTGCAGATGGTTGAGCCAAACGCCGACTATCTGCCAGGCGCAAAGGTAAGCCGTCTTCTGCCGTATGTCTCGCTGGTGTGGGAGAAGAGCGCCACGCCTGACAAGGTTCTTGAGCATCGCGGCTTCCACGAATTCCCGGTAGCCGTAGTGCGCTGGGACACTCTGCCGGGCGACTGCTATGGTACTGGCCCTGGCCGTCGCTGCCTGGGCGATATCAAGGCGCTCCAGCTCTATGAGCGCAGTTCTGCCAGGATGGCCGAAACCGGCTCCAATCCTGCCGTCCAAGCGCCGATGTCGCTGCAAGGCTCCCCGAGTTCAACTAACCCGGGGAGCATCACATACGTCGACCAGGTTGGCGCGCAGAACTCGATCATGCCGATCTACGAGCCCAGCCCTCAGTGGCTCGCAGTGATAGAAGGCAAGATTGCGCGTCATGAGGCTCGCATTCGCCGCTCGTTCTACACCGATCTGTTCCTGATGATCAGTGAGATGGACGACGTACGCACAGCTACTGAGATCAACGCACGCCGCGAAGAGAAGATGGCGATGCTTGGGCCTGTTGTTGAGCGCGTCGACTACGAAGGCCTTGACCCGATCATCGAGCGCGTGTTCGGCATCATGCTGCGCCAGTCCATGCCGATTTGGGCGGGCATCATTGATGGCGAACCATTACTTCCTGAGCCGCCGGAAGAGTTGGGCCAGAACGTGGTCGAGGCCGACTACATCTCGATCTTGGCGCAGGCTCAAAAGGCCGGCGCGGTCAATGGCCTGGAGCGTATCGCTGCCACCATCGGCAATCTGTCCGGCGCGTTCCCCGAAGTGCGCGACAAGTTCGATGCGGACCAGTGGGTCGACGAGTACGCAGAAGCGGCTGGTGTTGTTCCGACTGTCATCCGCGGCGACGAAGAGGTTGCCGCAATCCGCGAACAGCGCGCCCGTCAGCAGCAGGCGGCAGAAGCACAGCAGGCGCTCGCCAGTGGCATCGAAGGCGCCAAGCTTCTATCCGAAACCCAGGTCACGCCAGACAACGCGCTAGGCCAGCTACTCGGAGCATAAATGTTCGAAGACGACGAGATCACGCAGCAACGTGAGGATGCCGCGCGCCTGAGGCAAAGGCAGCGGGAAGACGACGTGAAGTCTCAGATGGCGACCCTAAGCGGTCGCCGTTTTGTTTGGGATCTCCTGGGCTACACGCGGTACGAAGGCCGCTCAACCCTCTTCGATACCCACGGAGGCCGCCAGAGCTACCTGCTCGGCGCCTATGAGGTAGGCCGAAAACTTTCCGAAGAAATCCGAACCCTCTGTCCTGAGCAGTACCTGCTCATGGTCAGGGAGAACAGCAAACAACCCGACGAGGTTACCCAATGACCGAAGCAGTCGATACCGCCACCACTACCGCAAGCGGGACCGAGAGTGCGACGTCAGAGGCCCAGGCTAGCCAGCAACAAGCTGCCGAGCAGGGCCAACAGCAGCAAGCCCAAGCGCAACAGCAGGAACAGAAGCCAGCAGTACCCGACGCGTACAAGTTCGAGTCCCTCCCGGAGGGGTACGACTTCAGCGCCGAGGCTCAGGCCGAATGGTCCGGCGTGTTCAAGGAACTGGGTCTGACCCAGGAACAGGCCAGCAAGTTGGTCGAGATGGACGCCAAGCGGCAGGCATCGGGAGCTCAGGCATCTGAGCAGGCCGCAATCGAGTACCGCAACCAGCAGGTCTCCAAGTGGGAGTCCGAACTGAAGCAAGACGCGGCATTCGGTGGCGCCAATTTCGAGGCCAACGTTGGCATCGCACAGAAAGCCCTGGCCGATTACGGCACCCCTGAGCTTACCGCGATGCTGAAGGAATCCGGGCTGGGATCTCACCCGGAAGTCGTCCGCTTCTTCCACAGAGTCGGCCAGCAATTGGCCGAGGGCAAGTTGCATCGCACCACCACCGAAATGTCATCCCGCAAATCCAATGCCGAAGTCTTCTACGGCTCTAAGGAGTAATACGCCATGGCTATCATTGCCAATACTGCGCTGACCCTGGCCGACTGGGCGAAGCGTCAAGATCCGGACAGCAAGCCGGCTCGCATCGTCGAAATGCTGAACCAAACCAACGAAGTTCTCACTGATATGCTGTGGCTGGAGGGTAACCTCCCAACTGGTCACCGCACCACGATCCGCACCGGCCTGCCTTCTGGTACCTGGCGCGCCCTAAACTCGGGTATTCCGCGTGGCAAATCCACTACCGCTCAGGTTGATGAAACCTGCGCGCTCCTGGAAAACCTCGGTGTCGTGGACGAAAAGCTGGCAGAGCTGAACGGTAATACTGCTGCATTCCGACTGTCCGAGAACTCGGCTTTCATCGAAGGCATGAACCAGGACATGGCCACCGGTATCTTTTACAGCAACAGCGCCCTAGAGCCGGCAAAGTTCCTTGGCCTTGCTCCGCGATATAGCGACAGCACTGCTAAGAACGGACAAAACATCATCAAGATGGGCGGCGCCGGCTCGGATAACACTTCCATCTGGCTGGTTGTGTGGGGCGACCAAACTGTACATGGCATCTATCCGAAAGGATCAAAGGCCGGCCTCGACCACAACGACATGGGTATCGAGCTGGTAGACGATGGCACCGGCAAGGTGTTCCGCGCGTTCCGCGATTACTACAAATGGGAGTGCGGCGTTGCCCTGCGTGACTGGCGTTATGCGGTTCGCATTTGCAACATCGACGTTTCTGATGTTGTAGCGGATACCGATGGAACCTCGATCAAGCTTACCGAGGCCATGATCCGCGCCCTTCACCGCATCCCGAACCTGCGTATGGGACGTGCGGCGTTCTACATGAACCGCACAATCCGCGAATACATGGACATCCAGGCGATGAACAAGAAGAACGTCCAACTCTCGATTCGCGAGTATGACGGCGAATGGATTACCAGTCTGCGTGGCGTTCCCTTCCGTACCGTCGACGCTCTGCTCAACACTGAGGCCCCGGTCGTTTGACCGGCCTCTCCACAATCTGGAGATCCATAACATGATCACCGATAAGCTGAATATGTTCAGTGGCCTTACTGGCCAAGCCGTTACCGCGAGCGCCGCTTCGACTGATGTGGTCGATTTGGGCCCGCTCACTCATGGCAACACTCGGCGAGATATTGGTGCCGGCGAACCGCTCTATCTTGTCGTCGCCGTCCTAGTCGCTGCCACTGCGGCAGGCGCTGCAACCGTCAACTTCCAGCTTCAGACCAGTGACGACAACTCCACGTGGGTTACGCTGTTCGACTCTGGCGCTGTTGCGCTGGCTGATATGACTGCGGGCGCTCGTCCTGTTGCGGTTGCTGTTCCGCGTGGGGTGCGGCGCTATCTTCGCGTCAACTACTCCGTGGGCACCGGCCCCTTGACTGCTGGAACCTTCTGGTCTGGCTTGGTCAAGGATGTACAGGACCGTACTCTGTACGCCAGTGGCTTCGCGATCGTATAAGGAGCGCGCTATGCAAGTGGTTGCTAAAGAGCGCGGCTTCTATGGACGCATCAGGGAGCCGGGCGAAGAACCATTCGAGATCAAAAGCAAGGAAGAGCTTGGATCCTGGATGGAGTGCGTTGGTGTTCTTTCTGTAAAACACCACGGCGCTGGAAAGTACATTGTTGTAAACGCGAGTGGTGATCGGGTCGGGGATTTCTCCGGCACCAAGGAAGAGGCTGAGGCTGAAGCCTCTCGCCTGGCTGCATCCTGATTTACCAATGCGCTCAGGGCCCTTCGGGGCCCTTTTCTATTTCCGAGGGACGCCATGAGTTCGATAGTAGACATCGCCAACATGGCGCTTTCGCACATCGGTAACAGCGAGCGTATCAACGCTCTGGATGAGGCGAGTGCGCAGGCCGAGCAATGCAGCCTGTTCTTCGAGCCTTGCGTTGATGAGGTCTTGCGTGCCATCCCCTGGGGTTTCGCGACGGCGTTCGTTGATCTGGCGGAAGTGGCAATCAACCCTGACCCAGAGTATCCATACTGCTATGCGATGCCTGTGGACTGCTTGTTGGCTCGCCGCATCGTCAACTCGGTATGGCCTGTTGGCTACTACCCTTTCCCCTGCGATTACCAGTTGCCGCAGATCCCGCCGATACAGTTCCGCGTGATCAATGGATCTAGCGGTAGGCTGATCTCGACAACTGTCTCCCCCGCGAAGCTTGAGTACACCACCAAGCTCTCTACGCCTGAAATCTTCGATCCGATCTTCGTGTCTGCTCTGTCTTGGAAGCTGGCGGCAAAGATCGCACCTGCGCTCAGTCGTGACGCGAACATCGCGCAGACCTGCGAGCAGCAATATCAGTACGAAATCCGAAATGCTGGGGCAGCCAGCTTCAACGAAGCTCAGCGTGCCCCGCAGCCTGAATCTTCCTTCATCTCGGTGCGCTCATGACCCTGCTCGTCCAGCCGTCTTTCAGCGCGGGCGAGATGGCGCCTGCGACCTATGGCCGTGTTGACCTGGCGCGCTACTACACCGGTCTGCGCACCTGTCGAAACTTCCAGGTGCTCCCTGAGGGTGGCGTACAGAACCGCTCTGGCACGAAGTTCATTGCCGAAGTGAAAGCCAGCGCGAACTTCACTCGGCTGATCCCCTTCCAGTACTCGACCGAACAGACCTACATCTTGGAGTTCGGCAACCTGTATATCCGCTTCGTGAGCAATGGCGGGCAGGTTGTCAGCGGATCGGTGCCCTACGAGATCGCTAGTCCGTATACGACTGCCGATCTGCGCGATCTGAAGTTCACTCAGTCTGCCGACGTCCTGACGATCGTTCACCCGAACTACGCGCCCCGCGAGTTGAAGCGCCTTGCTCCTACCAACTGGACGCTGACCACTATCGCGTTCCAGCCGGGCATTGCTGCGCCAACAGGACTCTCTGGCTCGCCGCGTACTGGTGGGTCTGGCGACACAACGAACTATCGATATCGGGTTACGGCAGTCAGTTCGAAGGACACAGGTTCCATCGAGTCCTGGGCGAGCAATACCGTCACTGTGGCGAGTTGGGACGGCAAGCCAGGCGCTACCCTGTCCTGGACAGCCGTAACAGGTGCGGACCACTACAACATCTACAAGGACAAGTCCTCTGGCGTTTTCGGCTACATCGGTCAGTCTGACACCACGTCGTTCAGCGACATCAACATCGCTCCTGACAACGACAAAACTGTGCCGATTGGATACAACCCGTTCACTGGTGGCAACAACCCATCGGTCGTAGGCTACTTCCAGCAGCGGCTTGTGTTCGCGGCGAGCAACAGCCAGCCTCAAACCATCTGGATGAGCAGGGTTGGAGACTTCCACAACTTCGGCTATTCAGACCCATACAAGGACGATGACGGTATCGAGTTCACGATTGCCAGTCGTGAGGTCAACCAGATTCGCCACCTAGTATCGCTGCGTGATCTTCTGGTGCTGACCTCTGGTGCGGAGTGGTCGGTCAGTTCCTCGAAAGAAACCGGTATCACCCCTGAGTCGATCTCTGTCAGCGCGCAAAGCTATTTCGGTTCTAGCGGCGTGATTCCAGCCGTCTACGCCAATACTGCGCTATACATCCAGGCCAGGGGCGGGAAGCTTTCGACGCTCGCCTATAACGATATTGATGCCGGCTTCAGGCCTAGCGACGTGAGCGTTCTTTCGTCGCACCTACTGCGTGGGTACACCATCGAGGACCAAGCATTCACTCTTACGCCCAATGGCGTTCTGTGGATGGTCCGTAACGATGGTGTGTTGCTCGGATTCACGTTCATGCCGGAGCAACAGGTTTTCGCCTGGCATCGTCACGACACCGATGGCGAGGTTGAATCCGTAGCGACTGTCCCAGAGGGCGATGAAGATATCCTATACATGATCGTCAAGCGCACGATCAATGGGGCTACCAAGCGTTACATTGAGCGCATGCAGTCACGCCAGTTGAACAAGTTCGCGAGCGGCGATTACGTCTATGACCGTTCGTTCTTCGTCGACTGCGGCTTGACCTACGACGGGCGCGGCACCATGAGCGCTACGTTAACCGGTGGGACTGACTGGAAATACCCGAACCCTCTGACCCTTGAGGCGCTATCGGCTCCGTTCAACCCCGGGCATGTTGGTCGCTATCTGATCCTCTATGGCGGTGGAGACGAGGACAACATCGGCGATGTGCTGACCGTCAAGATTCTCTCCTATGACTCCCCTGGCGTCGTTTCCGTGGAGCCTCAGACGATTGTCCCTGAGTCGCTACGGGGAATCCCGGCAACACGCTGGGGCTTCGCCGCAACCACCATTAGCGCCCTTGACCACCTTGAGGGCAAGACGGTTTCGATTCTCGCGGACGGAAACGTCGCGCCTCAGGCCGTTGTCTCTGGCGGCTCCATCACCCTGGATGGTCCATCACTAGTCGTCCATATCGGCCTGCCGATCACTGCCGAAATCGAGACGCTAGACATCACCATGCAGAACCAGCAGGCGTTCCTCGGCAACAAGAAGCGCATCAACCAGCTTGTCGTGCTGCTAGAGCAGAGTCGCGGCTTTTGGGCCGGCGCTCGGAGTGATCGTCTTAGGGCTGCGAGCGGTTGGGAATACAAGCAGCGTGCGACGGAGAACTACGGCGAGCCTATCGAACTGAAGACCGGCAAGGCTGAGATCAGCATCAGTACAGACTGGACGGACGACGGACGGATCTTCATCCGCCAGAGTGATCCGCTGCCCATCACCATCTTGGGAGTGTTGCCGAATGTCCAGGCCGGGGGCTGAGCTTAGGCTTGTCGACGAACAGGTGATTGCGCATGTCGTAGCCAACGTTCGCGATGCCGACCGACTTGAGTTCGAGGCTATTCGTGGCGTTGATGTAGAGCAGGAGTTGCGCAACGCCCTGGAACAAAGCGAAGAAGCATTTGTTCTGGTCAGTCGCGGTGAACCTGTCGTCATCTTCGGGTGCATCCGATACGACGACCGAATCGGCGTACCCTGGATGATCAGCACGCATGCCGTTACCAGGCATCGCGCAGCTTTCCTCCATGAGTGCAGAGATCAGATTGGCCGCATGCGTCAACGCTACGCGGCTCTCATCAATTACACCGACGCCAGATATGGGCAGGCCCTGCGCTGGATGCAGTGGCTCGGCTTCGACATGCTCGATGCTATCGAGTACGGCGTAAACGGTGAACTTTTCCATCCATTCACTATGCGAGGCGAACTATGGGCGCAGCATTAGCGGCAGGCGCTGCCGGAGCTGGCGGGCTGCTGAATGCCTATTCGCAGATTCAGCAGGGCAAGGATGCTGTACGCACCGCGAACCGACAGCAGGCCTATCTAAATCGCCAGGCACGTCAGGTGCTGGACCAAGGCGAATTCGAAGACGCTCAATTGTACGAACAGGGGCGCCAGATCGTTGGCGCCCAACGTGCCGGGTTCGCGGCTAACGGCGTAGACGTGAACAGCGGAAGCGCGTCCCGTGTTCAAGAGTCGACGATGAATCAGGTTGCCATGGATGCGGAGCAGGTCAGACGCAACGCATTCAACCAGGCGTTTGGTCTGGTCACGCAGGGTAACGAAGGGATTCGCCAGGCCCGCGCCGACTATCGCACTCGTCGCCTGAATGCCTTCAGTTCTCTTCTCACTGGCGGCTCGCAAGCCTACGGCAACTACAGGGCGCTTTCCTGATGGCAGCACAGATCCCGCAATATCGGCGCAGGGTAGGCCCTGACGTTGCACAGGCACCCCGCGCGCTTGGCCAGAGCATTGATGCGTCAGGCCTGGCCCAAGGCATTAACTCTGCGGTAAACGCCTTCGTGCAGGTCCAGCGGCAGGAGATCGAGGACGCTAACCGTACCGCTGTCCTTGAGGCTGACAATGGGCTTGGTGCGTGGGAAAACGACACGCTCTTTAACCCGGAGTCCGGCGCCTTCACCAAGAAAGGGCGGGGAGCCCTGAACATTACCCAGTCGACCTTGGAATCGTTCGACAAGCAGCGCGAACAGATTTCCTCAAATCTGGCGAATGAGAGCCAGCGCGAGATGTTCAGCCAGGCGGCATTGCGTCGCCGCGAAGGTCTACAGGCAAAGCTCGGACAGTACGAGTTCCGCGAGCAACAGGTCTACAAGGATGAGGTCGACAAATCCTCCATCCAACTGGCAATGGACACTGCTGCGCTGAACTACAACGACCCGCAGTCTATCGAGCAAAACCGCGCCAAGATGGATGCTGTGATCCAGATGCGTGGCGCCCGCATGGGGTGGTCTCCCGAAGAGATGGAGAACCAGCGGCGCCAGGCTAACAGTTCGCTGTCGCAGGCCGTTATCCAGCGCATGTTGATCGACTCGCCGCAGAAGGCGCGAGCCTACTACGACCAGTTCAAGACTGGCATGTCTGCCGAGGACCAGATCCGTGCCAGCAATGGCATTGATCAGGCGTTCCGTCGCCAGGAGGCGGAGGCGCGTCAACGTATGGTTGAGCAGCGTCAGCTTCAGGCCATCGCCAGGTCTGAACTAAGTAGCCGTGTACAGGATGCCCAGGCCGCATACCTACAAGGCTTTGACTATGCCGATCCTCCATCTCTGGCAGACTTCAAGAATGCCTATGGTAATCGCGCTCAGGAGCAGTGGGATTCGTTCCGCAAGGTTCAGGAAGTGGCCCCGGCTATTCGAGAGTTTGCTACTGCTGATCCGGCTGAGCGAGAGGCCATTCTTAGCCGCTTCCAGCCAACTACTGATGGCGTGGCTAATGAAGGCTTCCGCGAGGATAACCAGCTCTACCAGCGCCTATTGACTGTCGGCACTGCTCTGATGAAGAAGCAGCAGCAAGACCCAGCCGCCTATGTGGCTCAGTACAGTCCTGCCGTGCGTCAGGCCCTGGTGGCCGCGCAGGAGCAAAACACGCCTGAGGCATACGAAGCCTACGCGAACGCCGCTATTGCTGAGCAACAGCGCCTCGGCGTCCAGAACATCAAGATTCTCCCTGATGCGCTGGCCAACCAGTTCGCCGCGGACTTCAACAAGCGAATCGCATCAGGGGCGGGCGATACCGCCGCTCAACTGATCGAGCAATACCAGGCGCAATGGGGCAAGAACTTCGGGTCTGTGATCCGTCAGCTTGGGTCCAAGCTGCCCGCTGAGGCCCAGGTGATCGCTACTGGCCTACCTAAGGATGTGGCCGAGCGCATGGCAAGCGTTGCTCCGCTGAAGGAAGGCGACCTTAAGAAGGCGATGGAAGATGGGCAACTGAAGGAGATCCAGCAGGCTGTCCAGTCGGAGATGTCCGATTTCGCTGCAACCCTGATGGGCCAGTCCGGTGGTCTCAACACCTTCAACACCATGTATCAAGCGGCGGTTAAGACTGCATCTGCATACGTTCTGCAAGGCGAGAAACCGGCCAAGGCTGCACAGCGCGTTGTGGCCGGGATGGCTGGTGACAAATACGACCTGTTCGGCACATACCGCGTACCAAAGGAACTGGACACAAGCGCAGTCAGCCGTGGTGCCGATGTGGCACTGGAGAGCTTGAAGCCTGATGATCTGATGCCCCTTCCTGGCATCCCGGGCGTAGAAGAGTCCGAGAACATCCGGCAACTGCACTCGGCGGTTATCGACAACGGCCAGTGGGTAACGAATGGTGATGAGACAGGCTTGAGCCTCACGCTAAACGGCTACCGAGTTCTTGGGAAGGATGGCAAGCCGATCACCAGGACTTGGAGCGAACTGCAAGAACAGGGCACCAAGGCTCCCGCCCAATATCGCGTTGCACCTCTTGGAATCGTTCCATGACGATCTACACACAGGATGCTCCTGCGCTTGACCGGCGCACTCTGCTGGACATTCCGGCAGACACTGGTGATGTGTTCGGGGCTGCGTTTGAATCCGCGTTCTCGACTAACCCCTCATCCTCCATTGTGCGCATGGAGGAGTTGAGACAGGCAGAAGAGGGCAGAGGGTTCACTAACGACAGTGACTCAATCGTAGTTCAGCCTCGTCTGGAACCTGACACCCCTCTGCTGAGCGCTGAGGATGCTAGAGCGCGCGTCGCCGAGTCTGGTCTGGATATCAAGGTTCCCGATCAAGGGATCAGGCAAGGGGCGCTCGACATCCTGATTGACCGTCACCGTGCCCAAGCGGCACGGCAGCAGATCATGGCTCGGGCCGGATCAGGCACCATGCCGGCACAGATCGCCGCGTCGCTGGGCGCCTCTTTGCTGGACCCGCTGAACATCGCATCGGCATTCGTGCCGGTTGTTGGCGAGGCTCGCTATGCCAACCTGCTGGCCAGGGCAGCGTCTCCGCTCGGTCGGGCAGGTGTTCGGGTTGGAGTGGGAGCGCTAGAGGGTGCGGTCGGCGCTGCAATCATTGAGCCGTTACCTCTGCTTGCAGCGGCTCAGGACCAAACGGACTACGGTCTTTCCGACTCGCTGGCCAACATTGCGCTTGGCGGCCTGCTTGGCGGTGGGCTGCATACCGTAGGTGGCGCTATCTCTGATGCGCTGAAGCGTCGTGTGGTTAGCGAACTGGATACACAGCCATCTGTGGCAGCCGCCATCCGTCCCGAACCTACGGCGCGTCGTCAGATCGACTACGGGCGTCTCTTTGATGACGACCCTGATGTTGCGCTTCGGCAGTCACTCGCGCGCGGCCTTGAGGCAGACCAGGCGAATCTTTACCAGGCGGCACGCAGCCAGGCCATCGAAGAGATTCGACCATCCCTTGTGTCCGAGCGCGTGGGCAACGTTGCAGACCTCCGGGCTGAGTTGACCCGCCTTGAAGCTAGGGCGCAGGAGTTGCCAGACACGTTCAAGGTTCGAGCAAAGGAATTCCAGGGGCCGAGGGTAAGTCGCAAACAGGCCGAGCGCATGGCGCGAGATGCCATCGCAACCGAGGGCGAACAGATCTCTGTACGGCGCGAACAGATCAACGCAGAGCTTGAGCGCAACCGTTCTGGTGAGATGGCGCGCCAGGACATCGCGGCACTCAATCGTGGAGAAGTGCCGGAACGCCTTGCGGGTCGCGTAGAAGCCCGGGCTTCGCAGATCATGGAAGGTTACCGCCAAAGGCCGCTTGGGGCAGCGGTAAAAACTGCCCGTCAGGTTGCTGAGGAGTCCGACTGGACGATCCGCGATGCCGCGTTGCGTACTGCGGTTAGCCAGGCAATGACTGGCCGCGATATCGCTGTAGCCGATCTGTTCGACTTGCAGAACCCTGCCAAAGCAGCCCAGGCGATGGACAATCTTCGCCGCCCGCAAGAGCGCAGGGTTGACCCTGAAGGCGCAGCCGAAAGCCGTCGGATAGACGAACTGAAGTCAACGGATGATCTTGAGGACGCTCGCCAGGCCTTGGCAGATGACGAGGCGCTATCCCGCGAGATCCTCGATCAGTTGCCAGAGGATCAGCGGGCCATGGTAGAGGCGATGGGGCGAGAAGAGTTCGCCCTGGCTGATGCCGAGGCCGCGAAGGCTGAGAAGTATTCCAAGGCCTATCGGGCTGCTGCACTTTGTGAGATTGGGAGAGGTTGATGGCGACTACGCTACCGTCAGGAATCAGTCCTTGCGCTGATGCAGTAAGAGCAGCCGCAGGGGATATGGAGGCAACGGAGATTCAGGAAATCTTCCAGTTGTTGCGTGGACGCACACAGGAGATTCTCGCGAGGGAAGGGGCATACAGTACCGAGCAGGCGGCAATGCGGGCAGCCGATGAGCTGGCTCGCCAGGCCGAGCATGCCGCGATCATTGAGCGACGTAACGCTCTGCTGAATGTGCGGGCCAGAGCGCAGCTAGTAAGCTTTGTGCGCAACACCTTTGCCGACCGTCCCGACCTTGGCGTTGAGTCGTTCTTGGTTGGGACAAACGTTGCGCGAAAGGGGGCTCGCCTCTCCGTTGCGGCAGAACAGAAGGCGCTCGGCGATGCGTACATTGGCGGGATGTTGAATGACCTGGAGCGAGGCGATCTGGTTGGCGTCCTTGCTCGGGGAGACTCCGACCAAGACATCGCGGATGCTCTTTGGCGCATTGGTAATGACCAGGATGTGTCTGACCTGAATCCTCAGGTTGTCGAAATCGCACAGATCATCCAGCGATACCAAGAGGCGGCCCGCCTCGATGCCAACCGCGCCGGCGCCAGTATTGGCCGCATCCCAGGCTACATCGCCAGGCAGAGCCATGATAGCGAGAAGATCGGCGCAGCCGGCTTCGATCAGTGGCTTTCCGATATTCTCCCGCGACTTGATCCGCGCACCTTTGATGGAGTGACGGATGTGAATGGGTACATGCGCGGGATCTACGATGGGCTTGTGTCTGGCGATCACCTGCGCGCCCAGGGAGATGCTCGGCCAAATGGCTTCCGTGGTCCTGCAAACCTTGCGCGTAAGATGAGCCAGGAGCGTGTTCTGCACTTCCGCGACGGGATCGGCTGGCACGAATACAACCGGCTCTATGGGACCGGCAACCTGCGCGAGGCGGTATTGCGCGGGCTTGACCTGTCAGGGCAAAACACCGCCCTTATGCGTCGGCTTGGCACCAATCCGGAAGCCAACCTAAACATGGCCCTGGATGTGATCAAGGAAGACGTCCGCAATGGTGGTGATCCGCAGGCCTTGGCGAACTTCAACACCGCTCGCGAAGGCATGATCCGCAACCGATTCCGCGAGGTGAGTGGCCAGACTCGAATCCCCGGTAATGCTGCTGCCGCACGTATCGCTGCAAACGTGCGTGCCTGGCAGTCGATTTCCAAGCTCGGTGGCGCCCTGCTTTCATCGTTCACCGACCTCCCGGTCGCAGCAAGCGAGATGAAATACCAGGGCCGTTCTTTCTTGGGCAGCCTGTCAGAAATGGCAACCGGTCTGCTGAAGGGCCGGGGCAGCCGTGAACAACGAGAGATCCTTTCCAGCTTCGGCGTCTATGCGGATTCCATGCGCGGCGAGATCATGCGCCGGTTCTCTGCTGATGATTCGATGGGTGGCCGCATGTCCCGAGGCATGAGCCACTTCTTTAGGCTCAACGGTCTGTCGTGGTGGACTGATGCGAACAAGGCCAGCGCCGGCCTGATGATGTCTCATAACCTGGCGCAGAGTCGCCGCCAAGCCTGGGGATCGTTGAATCCTGATCTCCGGCGCGCACTGAGCCTGTACGACCTTGATGCTGGCAAGTGGGATTTGCTCCGCGAGATGGATACTCGAATGGCTGATGGTCGGGACTACATGACCCCGGACGGTGTTGCAGATATCACCGATGAACGCATTGCCCAGTATCTCGGAGATCAAGATCGGCCTGTCTCTCCCGGAGCTATTCGTGAAACCCGACAGGATCTAGAGCGCAGCCTACGCGCGTATATCAACGATCGCGTGACCTATGCCGTGCTTGAGCCAGATGCGCGCACTCGCTCAATCATGAATCAAGGAACCCAGCCCGGGACCGTTCCAGGTGATCTGCTGCGGTTCGTCACGCAGTTCAAGAGCTTCCCTGCCGCGTACATGCAAAAGACCTTAGGTCGCGAACTTTACGGGCGTGGCTATACGCCTGCTGGGCTGGGAGAGAACTTCCGTGGCGGGCGCGACCTGGTCCGCGCTCTGCGCAACGGCAACGGTGAACGCTTGGCGCTTGCGCAACTAGTGTTATGGACAACGGCGTTCGGCTATCTCTCCATGGCATCCAAGGATGTTGCAAAAGGTCGTGAGCCTAGAAATCCTGATGACTATAAGACCTGGGTTGCTGCAATGGCCCAGGGCGGCGGCCTTGGGATCTTCGGTGACTATCTGTTTGGCGAGGCCAATCGGTTCGGCAACTCTGCTCTGGAAAGCGCTGCCGGGCCGACGCTTAGCACTGCTGCTGACCTGATGAACCTGTGGGCCAGAGCGAAAGAAGGAGAGGACACAGCCGCATCACTTCTCCGTATCGCACAGAATAACACTCCATTCCTGAACCTGTTCTACAGCCGCATCGTGCTCGACCATCTGCTGTTCTACTCAATCCAGGAGGCGCTGAACCCGGGGTCGTTGCGCAGAACAGAGCAGCGCATCCAGAAAGAAAACGATCAGCAATTCCTGATCCGCCCATCTCAAAGCTACATCGATACAGCCGGCGCCATCCTTAACTAACCAATACAACAGCCAGAGAACCCCGCCTAGTGCGGGGTTTTCGCATTTCTGGAGCATCGAAAATTGACCGTCTCGACAACTGATAGCGTTATCGAATACGAAGGCAACGGGGTCACTACGGCTTTTCCTGTGCCTTTCAAATTCCCATCAAATGGAGATCTTGTTGTAACTAAGGTCTATAACGACGTTTCGACGGTTCTTTCTCTTGGAACTGACTATTCGGTTGTAGGCGCAGGCGCTCAGGCTGGAGGTGCTGTTATAACAAATTCTGCTCCTCAGAGTGGATCTGTTATAAATATTTCTAGAGAGCTGGAGCCGGTACAAGAGACCGACCTGCGGAACCAGGGCCGTTATTTTGCTGAAACGCATGAGAGTGTCTTCGACTATTTGACAATGCTAATTCAGCAGTCGTTTTCTGGTCTCTCGCGTGCTCTCAGGCGTCCAGTTGGAAAGGATTACTTTGACGCAGAAAACAGAAGGATTGCTCGCGTAGCAGATCCTGTTGAGGACATGGATGCTGCAAACAGGTTGTGGACGCAGCAGTACGTTGGGTCCGTTATTAATAGCGGGACCGGTCCAGTAAATTTAGCAAGTAACGTAATATATATAGGTCCTAATGGTGCGCCGTATACGGTTCAAGATATTTCTGACGATAGTGATCCATCAAAAGGCGCTGACCTAATAGGTTTCGAGGGCAGAACAGTAAGAGACAAGCTTATGGAACTTGTTTCTCTTGCTGATAAGGGGGGCGTTCCAGATTATCAAGGAACTCCGTTATATGATGGAAATGACGGATCAAGAATAACAGCTACCGACAATACCGCTGCTTTTTCTGCACTTATTACTGAAGCAATAAGCCGTGGTGATGCATGCGTACACATTCCTGCTGGACATTGGGGAATAAAGGTAGGCCAACTTAATTTCAGTAACTTCGAGAAAATCAGCATCGTTGGTGATGGAATGGACACAACCATCATTGACTTCATTCATGAGTATGCCCCAGTAACTGGTGGTGGGTATGTCACGAATGATATTGCCCATGCTATTGCAAAGTTCGCATCGGGAGATAGCATTGAGTTCTCAAACCTGACTATCAAAGGAACTACCAAGAAAGGTTTAGTAACTGGAGCTCCAGGGTCTAACTGGACATATGAGGGCGCTGTATGGGGTTTCATTCTCCAAAACGTTAATCGCATTCGTCTTGATCGTGTTCGCGTAGAGCATTTCAACTATCGCGGATTCTCGATGTATGGGTCTGAGACTAAAGAGGTAATCATCAATGAGTGTGAAGGGTTCTACAACGTAGGTTCAGGTTTCTGGGTCGAAGATACCGACTCTATGCTCGTAACTGGCGGAGAGTTCGCATACAACGGTATCTCCGGAGAAGTTGGAACCGGCTATGGAGTCACTGGCTCAACTCGCGTCGGTAACATGGTTGTGAATGGTGGTTACTATCATCACAACTACAGAAAGGGACTTGATACGCACGGCGTGCATCACTTCAAACTGCTTGGCGGATTGTTCCAGGCAAACATATATAGTCATTGCGATGTTCTACGTTATTCGACTGACCCCACTGGATGTACCACTCAATTTAAGGGGGCTACATTTACTTCCGGTATTGACCCGGACGAGCAATCATGGATTCTCGCAGAGTACAACCTTCGCAAGACTAATGGTTACACATTTGCAGGTGGACATGTCTTCCGTGTAATCGACAACTCCGCTGGTAAAAGTTCTTCTGTCCATGTTAGTGAAATCACTGTTCGTGGGCACTATGCTCCGCAGAGAACAGTTGGATTTACTGAAGGTGGTCCTGTCCCGTTTCAGTTCTCCACGACTCTAGGTCGCCTTTCTTGGATCGGAAATGAAATCGATCTTACCGGATATGAGTTCTCGGCTTCTGGAACGTTTGGCACTCACTGCCTCTTTGATGGTCTTGCTGCTGAGTTCGAATTCAAGGATGGGTTGCTTAACTGTCCGGCAGATGGCTCGTTCACAAATACGACAACAGGCCTCTCCGACAAGGGTAATGTGTTTATTCTACAAGGTGTTTCTACTTACACCTCTAGGGTGTCGTTCGATAACTGGAGGGTTCGCGTTAATAACCTGTACCTGTCTTCGGCAGCTTCTTCTGTAGGAACTGGCGCTACTCGGCAGAGTATCAATTGGGCGAACACAGGAAGAATCGTAACGAACTGCTCTTTCGGTTGGGCAACTGAGCCGTATACTGCGCTTGCGCCACTTGAGCGATTCAACAATATTCATTTCCTTGGAGCCTGGCAAGCTGGTCCTCTGAATAGCTCTCTTTCTTACCTAAAGAATAACTATGTTATTACCGGAGGTCGTACGTATGCCCTTCCTGATGATAGCCTTGCAATATTGAACAGTCGTAAGCCTTACTCTTTCCCCAATGTGACTAAAGCGCTTGGTGCTCAGGTCTTCTCTATTGTGATGGACAAACAGTCTGGAAGCTTGGTCAAAATTTCTACAGGACTGAGCGGAGAGGAACTGAACATTTCTGTCTACAGTGGAGACTTCACAGGCATTTCTGGATCTGGTTCTAACCCATATCTAGAGTTCGATTCCGCTGACCCAAACTACCTGGTGAACGGAGTAGCAAAACTGCGCCTGAACGTAAAAGCCAAGATCGCGTTAAATAACATCAATCTGTTTGGGGAGATATGGGCGTACGGTCGATATCCGTCTCTCGGTATCGAGTACGTATTTGCGACCTAA